GCTAAAGTGCTTTCGGGTCCAATGTTAGCCGGAGCGGTGGCGCTCGCAGTCGCCGGGGCGGTCGGTCTTGCGATGGAAGGTGCAGAAGAAAAGGCACGCGAGGTTCGAGAGGCACAGCGAAAGGAGTCCGCGCAAGACTTAAAAGACTTCCTCGCGTCGGAAGGTATAAGAGGGGACGCCATCGAGAAGCGTCTCAAAGGCGAGGCGCGACTCGTTGCAGCGGAGCAGCTAAGGGTCAAAGCCGCACGCGAAGCCAACAAAGGAAACCAGGAGTTAGCGGACGGGCTCATTGACCTTACTCAAAAGATTGATGATAACAAGACCGGCGCGCTCGCACTCAATGACCTACTTTTGGCAAGCCCAGAAGCGGCGAAAGCCTTGATCAAAACTTTAAACACACAGTCGCTATCATACGCCGACCTGGTGAAAAGTCAGGACGACGCAGTGTCTTCGGCGAAGGGGCTAGAGGAGCAAAACGCTGCCCTTACTTTAGGGCAAAGCAAACTAGAGGAGGCCAGAAGGGTCGCGAATGCAGAGTTAGAGGAAAATCAAAGCATCCTCGCAGAGTTTCAAAACAGCGCCGAAGCCGCACAAGAAAAAGCCGAAAAGCTGCAAAAGCACTTCGACGCGTTCTCGGCTAGCCCTCAGGCGATACAAGGCGCACCGGAGGCATACGATTTATTAAAGCAGCGACTCGAAGAGGCAAACGAGCAAGTCGAAGAAAACAACGCGGGCATGACCATCTTCAGTGAAAAAGTGCGGGACAACATTCAAACCATTGATGAGTCCGGCGATGCCATTGAGCAGAGCAAAGAATCGTACAGGGTCAACGCGGAGCAAATCGCAGTCGCGACGAAGCACTACGAAGAAAACAAAGCGGCTATCGACAAGACGGTCACAGCATTAGACCGCGAAATAGCTAAACTCAAAGACACCGCGAAAGCTCGCAAAGAAGAGGCGGCAGGCAATCGCGAGTTTATCGCAGCGATTGAGAGGGCGCTCGGTATTGAAATCAAGCAAGCGCAAGCGCGAAGCAAAGCGAAGGAAGCCCAGAAGAAAGCAGCCGAGGACTTTTATAAGCGGTCGACTAAGGCGCTACAGCAGGCAGAACGCACGGCGGAAAAGCTCAACATTGGCAGACTAAAGCGAGAAGAGAAATCAATCGAAGCCTTGAGCGAAATAGCTATTCAAGAGGTCGAAAACCTTCGCACGATTAGCCTCGCAAGGCTTGAAGCTCGCGACGACCTCAACGAACTGGTTAAGCTTGAAGAGCGGCGCATCATAAACTCCGAGACAGATCTCAAAGTTAGCTCGATGAAGATTGCGAAAGAAATCGACTTAGCCGCAGCGCGACGACGAACAGCCGAAGCGGTAGAGTCCGGCAACATTGCACAGATAAACGCGCAGAAGGTAAGCAGGAAAGCAAAAGACGCGCAGGTAACGCAAGAGCGAGCAAAGACACAGGCAACCATAGACGGCATCGACGCCAGAGAAAGAGCGGCGACCGCAGCCGTAGCGAGAGAGTCAGCGCAGGCGCAGCAAGTCGCCGGCATTGAGGCACCCGCAGAAGATGCCGCAGCCAGAGAAGCAGGCAAGACACGAGCACAAGAAAAGCGCCGATTCGACCTTGAGATGATGCGCGAGGGTAGCGCGGAGCGTTTCGCCTTAGAGTCAGAGCTAAGAATCGAGGAGCAGACCGCACGCATCGAGCAAATGAAACTCGGCGCAGCGGAGGAGGACCGGCTCAAGCAGCAGGTTGCAGATCGCGAGGTCGAGATCGCCGAACAAAGAGCCGCCGAGATTGCCAACATTAACAGCCGGCAGCAGGCAGCAGCAGCCGACGCGATATCCAACACATTCGGCGAGCTTGCACACCTTTCAGAAGCCGCCGGCGCTTCCGATTCTTTTGTAGGTAAAATCGAAGCCGCTCAGATTTTAGCGAAAGGCGTTTATCACGCATTCCAGGGCGCAAGCGACCAAGCAGACGCACTAACCGCATTTTCTACCCCAGGCGCGCAGGCGGTCGGCATTGCAAAACAAGCCGCAGCGATTGCACACTTCGCACAGGCGGCAGCCGCGCCGATGATGGCGGCTAAGGCTTTCGGCGGCGGTGGTGGCGGTGGTGGTGGCGGCGGCAGCATGTCAGGTGGACCGGTATCAGGACCACGACGCACAAGCGAAGGTCCGACCAGAGAGCAACAAGAGCAACGCGCATCGATACAATTCGGCGACATTGTACTTTCCGACGTGCCGGCTTTATTGTCTCGACAGGGTACACGAGCACTAGGTCAACAAATAGCGGGCGACGTAGCACGCGAAATCAACCGCAGCAGGGCGCTTCCTGGCGGGTTTAGGGTTTAACTAATGGCAAACATCATACAGCGACCGAAAGTAGCCATAGCGGGCGAGTTTGACGGCTCTCCGTACGTTGGGGCGGTTTACACTCGTGCCGGTAACGCGGTAACGGTTGCAGCTAACACAAGCAGCGCACCACACTCGGACATTATTGCATTTTTGAATGGCTACGGCTCACGCAGTGGGCGCGATCTTAATTCATTACTCGACACAAGCAAGGGCAGCGCGTCAACGCTTCAGGGCGGCATTGATTCAGACGGCTTTTTTTATATTGAGTCCGACTTGAATTTTCAGCTAGCCGCAAGCGGCACGAACTACGAAGCAAGCCGGGCGATGTTTGGCTTTGATGGTACCGAGACCGTCGTTTATAGTTCGTCTACATCGCTATGGCGGTTAACGGCTTCGACACGATGGCAGCGCGGCGTCTTTCAACTCGATTATGATTCGGTCGGCGGGCTCAAGATAAACTATTCGACCGGCGTGTCTGGCATAATTGTAGACGGCGCAATCACCGACCCCGGCCCGAGTTTTACGGTAACAGGCACAACCATTTCAGGGACTTTCTCGGGCAGCGACTACCTCTACGCATCATCAAACAATACGACGTATTTCTTCGCAACTCCGAGCGCGGGCGCATACTCCGAAGCGGAGCCGGGCGACGTGCTAAGTCTTGCCGGCGGCAATCAAGAGCTAACGGTACTTTCTCAAGCCCACACCTACAGCGCAACGAATGTTGATGTTTTACCGAGCAACGGCAGATATCAAAACCTCGTTACGTGGCTCCGTGTCCGTGGCTCGGCTGGTGATGCTGATGATGTGTATTCCGGCAAGTGTTTAGAGGATGCAGAATACACCGCCGGAAATACTTTCATGACTTGCGTATTAGAGGCAGACGGGCGAGTTTCGTTTAACTACCCGAGCGGCGTGCCTAACTACTCAACATTGACAAGCATGCAGACCATCGGCGAGGCGCTATTTTTGCGCCTTGGATTTGACGGCACCGAGACAGCAGCAACGACCACCACCGATCATCGACAGTTGCGGGGGGCAAATCGTGCGCCGTGCGTACTAGCAACCAATCGCGGATACGTAGAGTTACGGCGCGAGGTTTTAGGGCGTGACGATTACACAATCATGGCAGACGGCTCAGTCGTTAGCGGTGGGCTCACTCCGATTAAAGGGTGGCGGCTGATTGTTCGCGTTTATGGTCCGGCACACGGTTACACGATAGACCTAGAACGACACCTTCGCGAGTGGTGGAAGTATGCGCGGCGCGGGCTTACTATTTACCCGACTTTCGGCGACCAGGCGAGTACGGCAAAGGGCGGTAACGATACGCGGCGACATGTTGACCTGATAGGGCTTTATGGCACGACCTCGCGGCATAACCTATTCCAGACCGTAGAAGCGGACGAGAGCGCGACGCATTTCGGTAAGCGTGTTGGCGGTCGGCTGCTAGTTAAGAGGCACCCACAAGACGCGCAAGCACGACGAGAAGATTACAGTTTTGAGCTAGATATCCACCAGGATATTATGTTGCGACTACTAGACGATACATCGAGGTAATATGAGCCAGTTCGAGAGAGAATGGAACGCAAACAGAGCCGACGCGGGCGCATATGGTGACGACGTGCTCGGCGAGTTGCTTCGGTGTGGCGCGCGAGCTATACAAGCCGCCGCAGGTTTGAAAGTTGACGGCTTGGCCGGACCCGCCACCATCGAAATCATCGAGGGCATTTTAAACAAGACGACAGCGGCACCAGGTAAGCACGACGCAAAGAAGCCGCAGTTCGCGCATCCTATACCAAGACGAGCGGCGGTCGAGTCCTTTTATGGCTCGTTTGATTATAAGGAACATCCCGACACACCGGGCGCGATTATTATCGAGCGCGAGTGGGTACGTCAAAATATCGTAGGGTTAACGCTTCACACCGGGAAAAAGGTTTGGGTTCATCGGCTAGTCGCTCACGAGCTTGGCGAGCTATTCGAGAAGGCTTGCAAGATTACAGGCTACACGCCGAAGAGCGTCGCGTCGTGGGTGCCTCGTCATATGCGTTGGGATAGCAAGCGCAACCTATCTCGGCACTCGTGGGGCATTGCTTTCGATATCGACCCAAGGCTCAACGGCGTAGGTATGAAGGACACACCGCTACACCGGTATCCAGAGTGGGCGCAGGTGTTTCGCGATGCGGGTTGGACTTGCGGCATGGATTGGAAAAACTATCCCGACCCAATGCACTTCGAGCGGGTGGCGCGTTAGCCGTCGCGGTTAGAGTCTTCGATCATTTCGATGGCGCGGGTATTGACTGCCACCATATCGCGCAGGGCTTCGGCACCCTTGCGAAGATTTGATTTTTCTTCGGTGTCGGCGTCGATGTAATCCAGAATGATCTGATTCGACCTCATGATCATCGCGCGAAGCTCCGCGATTTCGTCGAGCTTGTCGCCGGGGATACCGAAAAGGATGTCATCCATATTCATAACTACCTCCTAGAATGGTATCGGGTCAGACCCGCCGCCGTTGTTGCCCCAGGTGCCTTGATTGCCGCCACCGTTGCCATTCCATCCGCCGCCGCTTTGCCGTGGCGCTCGGTCGGGGCTTTGGGCTCGTGGCTGCTGGTTATAGCCTCCGCCGTTCTGACGCTGCCCGCCACCATCGCCACCGAGGAACGTGACCTCTTTCGCAACTACCTCGAAGGCTTTGCGGTCGTTGCCCTCTTTGTCTGTATACTCGCGGGTCTTGATTTTGCCCTCGATGTAAACCTTTCGACCTTTGCTCAGGTACTGCCCGCAAAGCTCCGCAGTTTTACCCCAGGCGGTGACGGTGTGCCATTCCGTAGTTTCGACACGCTGCCCGCTCTTGTCGGTGTAGCTTTCCGACGTGGCGATGCGCATATTCGCGACGGGTTGCCCGCCGTTCGTTTGTCTAATCTCCGGGTCAGCACCCAGGTTGCCCACTAAGATAACTTTATTGACGCTTGACATTACTTTCTCCGTTTTAATTTTAAGAGATTAACGCGAATCTCTCCAAGTCCACAATCACCGCACGCTCGGTGCCCTGATAGCGTGACATCCATGTAATCCGCTCCCGCTCGCTCCATGATACCTATCTTGTGTTTAGCCTCTAAGTGACGACGCCCGCAAGAGTCGCCAGAGATTAAGCACCGCTCGCCCGGCTTGGCTCTTTCGCAATAAAAGAACCGCCGCGCTTGAGCATCATTTTGTGGACGCTTACGTTTAAACAGTCCGACACGCTTTATCAGGTCATCGACAGTATTAGCCATTTCGGAAGCCTTTTACAAGTGGAAACAATTTTATTGTAATAAAACTCTCCGCGGTGTAAGTGTAGGACAATGAAGAACAACGAACCACAAAAAAGCCTTTTCTGTTTTCTACTCAATGAGGACGGCGGCGAGCTTATCGCTAAACTATCACCGGCACCCGTTGCCTCTGTACTACTTGCGCTTACAGGTGTGTGCAATGGTGACATGGTAGTTAAATGTAGTCAAACCACACTGGCGAAAAACTTAGGCATGCACCGCGGGACGTTGCATCGAGCGGTTAAGGCGTTGGAGTCTGCCGGGCTAATTGTAAAGCTCGGGCGGTCAGAGTATCGGGTTTTGAGTGTTAGCGAAATGCGTCAAACGTTGCACCATGCAACATTCAGGGCTCAAACGTTGCACCATGCAACATTCGAAGGGGTAAACGTTGCACCATGCAACATTCAGCCGCAAACGTTGCACCATGCAACATTCGGAAAGCCGGAAAGCGGTGATGACACTTCTTATAATATACTACCTCTACGAGGTAGTAGTAGTGCGCGCATAGGCGCACGTATAGCAACACCACCCACCGAGCAAGAGAAAATCGTGCGACTCGAAAACATTATCGTCGAAAAGTTGGGGCGGCAGGCTTGGGACCGCTCCACAAATTGGGCGGAGCTATACAGTAGAGCAAACCGAGACATCGAGTTAATCGAAGACGCGGTTATCGCCTACCAGGAGAAAGTTATCGAGGCGGGGCAGAATCACAGTTTTACGAGGCTTCTAAACTTCGTTAAGCGAGAGCGCATAAGCAGAGAGAAGCAAGAGCAGAAGGCAAGCCCGACGCGCCCGGCATATCGCCCGGCGGAATTACACGGGCACGCAGCCAAGGCAACACAAGACGAGCTTGAAAGGTTAAGCAGGTTTTTAGATGGATCATAAACTAACGGAGAGCACAGAGAGCGAGCGGTCTTTATTGGGCGCGGCGCTTTTAAGGGATAGCGTTATCGATGACGCTGGCGAGTATTTATTGCCCGCCGATTTTAAAAATCAAAGATACGGCGACTTGTGGGCGCTGATGCTTGCGGTACGCGCAGACGGTAAAAAGGCGAAGCCGGCTTTATTAAAAGCAGAGGGAGCGAACGCCGACACCGTGGCAGAAGTTCAAAACGCGGTAGCGTCTGCACTCGGCTTCGAGGCATACGCCAAGCGCATACGCATATCAGCAGAGCGCCGGCAAATCGTTTCGGCGTGTATGTCAATCGCATCGATGGCAGAAGACACGCCAGAGCATGACGGTTTCCAAACTGACGCGTTTGATTTGCTGATTACCTCGTTCAAGGCGGACCAAGATAAAGTCGAAACCGTAACACTTCGCGAGGGTGCCGAGACCGCACTGCGTAACGCAGTCGAAGCGATGCAGAATGGCGGGCAGGTGTCCGGGCTTGCGTCAGGGTTTGCCGAGCTAGACAAGAAGACCACCGGCTTGCATCCGGGCGACCTTGTGATTTTGGCGGGTCGTCCAGGCATGGGTAAAACGACTTTCGCTCTAAACCTCGCGTACAATGTAAGCGCATCGGGGACGGTTGCTTTCTTCTCGCTTGAGATGCCAGCCGAGCAGTTAGCCGGCAAGATACTTAGCACCGAGGGCAACATCGGAAGCCAAGACCTACAGCGCGGGCAGATAGGCGGCAAGGTTGACAAGCTCGCGCAGGTTGTAACGACGTTTACGAAGCGAGACTTTTTCATCTACGATAAACCAGGCGTCGGTATCGGCTACATTCGAAGCAAGTTGCACCAAGTGAAAGCCAAGACGGGCAAAGGTCCAGCGGTCATCGTTATCGACTACTTGCAGTTGATGCGGGGCGACAAAACAGGCAACCGAGAACAAGAGGTTAGCGGGTTATCTCGTGGGCTCAAGATTCTAGCTCGTGACTTTGAGTGCCCGGTTATCGTACTGGCGCAACTGAACCGAGCAGCCGAGAGCAGAGCAGACCATCGCCCGCTACTGTCAGACCTTCGAGAGTCAGGCGCAATCGAGCAAGATGCCGACATGGTTTGGTTTATGTATCGGGAGGCATATTACAACGACCAAGCAGACGCAGAAGCCGCCGAACTAATCATATCAAAGCAAAGGCGCGGACCATTGGGGACCGTCGATTTGCGATTCTTGGGCAGGTTCTCAAAATTCATGGAAGTAACACCAGGCACAGAGGAGCGATACACATGGAACGCATAACCACACAGCAGATCAAGCAGGCGGTCAAGGATTTGACCAAGCAGTTAAAGAGACCGCCAACATTTAACGAGATACAGGAGTTCTTCGAGTTACGCTCCAAAGCGCACGCTAGGTATTACGTGATGAAGGGTGTCGAAAGCGGGGCGCTAAGTATTGACGACCGGCGCTCGCCGCACTGGATAGAGGTGACGAAATGAGCGGCGCGAGGTCTAGGCGTAAGGGCGCACAAAACGAGCGCAGGCTCGCGAAGATGTTCGCCGAGGTTATGCCAGGCGAGGACGTGCGGCGCGGGTTACAGTATCAAAACCGGTTTGGGCGCGACAAGGTACCCGACGTTGAGTGCCCGGTGTTTTGGGTAGAGGCTAAGGTCGGAAAGAAGCCAAACCCACGGGCGGCGATGGTGCAGGCTCGCGCTGATACGTGCAAGGGCAAGATCCCGATTGCGGTAATACGTGACGACGGCGCACCAGATGACGAGTTCGTGTGCATAGGGCTCGCGGACTTCCTCGACTTCGTTGGCGAGTGGTGGGAACGAGGAGAGCGGTGAACATATACGAAGATCCGCAGCAGTGGAATACGCTGCCGGTTTGGTTCTGGTTTATTGTGTGCGCGTTGAGCATTGGTGCTTGCGCGTGGATTGAGTACAGAGTTAGGAAATAGAGAAAAAGGAGACAAGAGATGAGTTTACAGGGCAAGATAAAAACGATGTGGGCAGACGAGGAAATCGATTACATCGTGGGGCTTTATGAAGAGCACGCAGACTCCCGGCGCAGTAAGGCGGGGTATCTAGGGCAGACATTTTGGGAGGACTTGACGGAGGACCATTTCGCAGCTTGGCAGAAGCGCCGTTCATTTAAGTCAGTACGGCAGAAGGTTCTCTCGACACTAGATGCCAGAAGGCAAGAAGACGGCAAGCCAGCAAGAAGGCGAGCGGCGTCTAACAATACAAGGCTCGACGACTCCGAGGTGCTGCCGACGTTCGACCTGATGATGCTCGCGCATTTCATATACGGCTTCAGCTTTGAGGGCAGAGCAGAGGGGAGAGTCTGTTTTCCAGGCGGTCACGAGGAAATAAGGCAGAGAATGGCACAGTGCGGGCTAACAATGTCGTGCGACGACATCGAGAAGAACCTAACGTCGGGATGGCTAAGGAGCGTGCGAGTCAAAAATCACACGCTCGGCGGGCTTTGGACCGTGAACACCCTTGGGTCTCGCATAACTATCCAGACGGTAGGGTATCGAGGTTTTCACTCTTTCTTGACGATGTGCAAAACCAATCGAGTCATCGAGCGGGCAGAAAGGCAGAGGCTAAAGCTACACAAGAAGCCGAGCGCGCCAAAGCTAAACGCGGGCTCCGTGAGTCGTGGAATGCTACTTTAGTGCGGATTTCAACCGAGTACCTTTTAAGCCAGGCGGACCCCGTGACAATTCAGTCCGGGGTGCTCGCTTTGGGGGTTGTGGGGGTCTTGGTTGTGGGGGTTTGGATTTTGATTTCGGGGGGTGACCGATGATTCTGTTTCTGTGCGCTGTTTCGCTTTGTACGCATATCGCCCAAAGTATACCGGGGCGGTTGTCCTCCCATTTCCGTTAAGCATGATTTACGGACAGAAAGGTTTACACTTGGAGTCAGATGTAGACTTTTTGGCTCATTGGGACACGGGCTGTTAAACTTTCTCACCGATGTTCAAGTCTTGCTCCCCTAAGCGAAATGATTTATTTTCCACCGTGTGCTTTTTTACGCTTGTAAAAGACGCAAGACGTATATATAACTAAGAACAGGTAGAGAGAACAACGCAAACGGAGAAACAAGATGAAGAAAACGCAAATACAAGAGGCAAAGTTTTGGTTCGAGAATGGCGATTTTGCAGGCGTCGCGGTTTTGGGTGAGGGCGAAAATGTTGACGTCTGGTTTTGCTATAGTCGAAGCGATATCTTTCTAGGTACGGCGAATTATCTGACAGGGTGCCGAAACTTAATCATCGGGTACTAACCATTAACCCGCCGCCCTACGGGGCGGCATTTCAACGGAGAGTTTAAGGAATGAATCCACAAGAAAAGATCAAGAGCGATTACGAGGCATATGGATGCACGGGCGAGTATGACAGAGACCGCGCCGGCGGATGGCGGTCGGTCGCGCCGCATTACGAAAGAATATCTTCGAATGGTCTTGCGCTGCTCGACCGGTCTTATCGAAATCAAGTTATGTCGGGAGTATTACCGGTTGACGAGGAAATGTCGAGCCTGGACTCGTTCGGCATGAAGCCTGTCGAGTCTGGTTGGGTAATGCTCGAAGTCGTAGACGACGAGATAGGGTTGTCACGGCTGAATAGTGCTCTAGCCGAGCATCGGCCAATGAGGTCCGAGCGAGAAGCGTACTCGGCTCATTTTTTGACGGTTACTAGGTGTTGGCAGGCTCAGGGCGCACCGTTGGTCAATCTTGGTCCGGTGATGACTGGAGAGCTAAGGGCGCTCGCCAAGTCGTATGAGTATCGAGATGATTTCATTCCGAGCTTGATGGAAAAGCTGCCATTTAAGTTTTTCTATCTAAAGTGCCACATGGAGAAGACTGGCGATCATCTTGGTGATCACATTGAGGGCGCGTACATATGCAATTCGAAGCACAACGGCAGAGATTCTCTTTGCGTATTGATTGACGACGGATTCACCCTTGACCCGTGGCACTGCGTATCAAACAACGACGGATATTCGTTCATGGTCGGGCATAATAACGTCGCGTTTACCGAGCTTTCTAATCTTGTGCCATATGGCAACAGGCGAGCAAAAGCAGGATGGATGCTTACGGTGCTGGATGGGCTTTTGCGCTATCTTGACTCTGTTAACCGAGAAGTTGAAGACCCTACGCCAGTGATAAGAGCGGCACTCAATAGCGGCAAAAAGTCGAAGATTCGCAAAGCGCTTAATCAGATGGTGGGCAAGCGTAAAATCTGGATCGAGCCGACGTTAGAGCGCAAGGCAGTAGAGCAAGGCATCACAGGCGCAAAGCTATCGAGCGGGCACATTAGGCGCGGGCACTTACATACGTATTACACTGGAGCAAAGCTAGACGCTGACGGGCTCAGGATTCCCAAGGAGAAGCGTAAGAAGGTTGTGAAGTTCGTTGCGCCGACGTGGGTAGGGCCGCGCATGATGACCTCCGAGCCGAAGGAATACGGAATAAGGGCGAACCAATGAAGTACGTACAAACAAAAACAATCGGCGGGACGGCGGTGTCATCCATTCTCGGGCTCAACCCGTGGTCGGGACCGTGGGATGCTTGGGACCGTATTGTAAACGGCACCACCATCGAGCCAAACGAGGCGATGGAGCGCGGCACACGGCTAGAGGGACCGATTGCAGAGATAGCGCAAGGCGTGCTCGGCATTGACCTTATAGAGCCAGCAGAGACGACCACAATCATTGACGGTGTGTTTAGTGCATCGGCGGACCGCTTCGGGTACGTAGACGGCAAGCGGCAAGCCATAATCGAAATCAAGACGGCGAGCAGCTACGCAACGATTGACCCAGTTCCAAATCATTATTGGCTACAGGTGCAGCATTACTTATGGGCATTCAATCTTGACCGTGGCGTACTGGTAGCGCTTCAAGCCTTCCCAGAGGTGTTTAGAATGCTCGACACGGCGGACGATGTAGACTTCGCGCTAACACGCAAGGCGGCGAATCTGGTTATCCACGAGATAGAGCGCGACCCGCGATATGGCGAGCACACGATTCCAAAGCTCCGCGACTGGTTCCAGCGTCACATCGTAGGCGGCGAGGTTCCGGACGTAGACGGCTCGAAGGCTTGCCGCGTGGGTTTGTTTGGCTTGCACGAAGAACGGACAGCAGAGAGCGAAGCAGAGCCCGAACTCGACGCATTGCTTACGCTTCGGCAGGCGGTAAAGAATACGGAAGCAAAGCAGAAAGAGCAGCGCGACATAATCGAGAACCAAATACGCGCGAAGATGGCGCACCGGCGCAAGGTGTCAGGCTCTGACTATTCGTGTACGCTATCTCGAAACAACCGGCTAACGTTTAAAGAGGCTACAAATTAACATGGAAGGGACAGCAAAGATGAAAGCTAGAGAGATTTTGGATTGCCCGTACCCAGATGCGGAGTATGTGCACATAGTTACGGTCATCGACAATATAGGGCACCGAGACGATGAGCCCGAAGTGTACACGTTGACCGATGAATATATTTTATTGGACCGCCACCAGGCTATAAGATGGGCGACTGAGTTGTTTTTGAGTAGGCTGCTTGAGTGGGACTCTTTTAACTGTGAAATCGGTGACCGTGATCTTGATGATGAGTTTTTGGAAATCTTAAACAGCACACCAAAGAGCGAGCTAATGGAGAAGGTCTTTTCGCTTATTTGGGACAATAGTAGAGAGATCTTTAAAGTAAGCAATGCCGAGGTTTCTTATGAAATTAGAATTGAAAAAAGACCGGTCGTTACGGACGAGTTCACGCACGCCGAAGCATATGCGGCAAGGTTTAAGAAGCAAATTGAACACGGTCGCGCCTACGATGAGCGTATGAGCGCAATCTATAGGAAGGAATCCGAGGAGTTGCTTAAGATGAGCAAAGCTTGAAGTGTAAAGCAATGGAGCGGATACGCAGGCAAATCGAAAACGCGGATACGCTTGAGTGCATCGAGTACGCCGGAACGGGCGCGGCGAAAGGCGGATATGGGCGAATCACAATCCGCAGCCGTGGCAAGGCTTACAGCTTTGCGGCTCACCGTCTGGCGTACGAGCTAGCTCATGGCGAGCTACCCGAGGGGCATATAGTGCGGCACGCTTGCCATAATCCGAAATGTATCAACCCGGCACATCTTACCAGCGGAACACACAAGCAAAACGCGGGCGACAGAATGAGGGCGGGGCGATGCGCGCCACAGAGGGGCGAGAATAACGGCAACGCCAAAACATCCACACAGGACCGCGAGCAGATACGGCTACGCAGGCAACGCGGCGAAACGTTGAAAAGCATTGCAGCGGACTACGGGCTACACTTTTCGACGATTTCGGCGATAGCTCGCAGCAGTAACTAAGCCTCGCACAATCGCGCACATTCTGACACAATGTCGCCAAACGTGGGGGCATGTATGAAATATCCGATATTCTACGAATACAGCAAAGTTCCGGCATTCCTCTCGAAGTTTGCGCCAATTAAAATCTATGCGATTAGCTTCGGGTGGTGGGTCTGGTGCCGCGGACCAGTCAACACAAGAGTCAAGACTCACGAGCGCATACATTACCTCCAACAGCGAGAACTCGGCTTCGTTCCTATGTGGGCACTCTACCTTCTTTCGTGGCTCGTGCTCTTCGTCTACTACTGTGGCGACGGGGCGAGGGCGTACCGTTGCATTGCGTTTGAACGAGAAGCGTACGACAACGACATCGACCCGCACTACCTCGATGACCGCAAACCCTTCGCGTGGATTCGCTATATTCTCGACCCCAGCCGCGAGCCTTAACCGCACATAAAAAGCAGGCATTAAAAAAAGTGAACCTTTTACTTGATTAATACGAAAAGGGTCTATATAACTAAGAACAAGTAAGGGAAACAAACAAACAACGGAGAAAACAAAATGAGCAACTTAATCGACATCACAGAAATGACTGACAGTGACATTGATAACCTTTTAAACCCTATTGATGATGATCGCGGCTCTTACTTGAAAGACCTTGACCAGCAGATTGAGGGACTCAAAGAGGCGTTAGAGCCTCGTAAAGACAGCAAGCCGTGGGGCTACAATGGCGTTCACGATATCGAAAGAAAGTACATGCGCGAGGAGCTTGAGGTCTTATTGAGAGAGCGAGCAAGCGCAGCAAAGAGCGCACGATAGCCAAAACTCGCCGCTCTACGGAGCGGCATTTCAACGGAGGATACAGAATGACGAAGCACGATCAACATGTAACGGGGCACACTTTGACCACATGCCCAGACCACGGCACGCGATACTACGCCCACGAAGGCGGGTGCGAAGATTGCGAGTTTGAACATGAAGCGCTGATTGATGACATAAACAAGCGGCTCGAAAGCCTAAGCCTCGCGCAGCTTGACAAACTGCTCGAATGTTTGGTGGGTTTGAACTAATCGCGTCAATTCGATAAAATGATGACACCGGGGCACTTAGCTCCGGATGGAGGCAATATGAGAAAATTAAACTTTGTGCGGTTTACGAGCGCAGAGCTTCGCCGGCGCTGGTTTGAGGTTCAAGACTTCAGCATCGAAGACGGCGGCGCGGTGTCGAAGTGTCGAAACCGAGTGTGGCGGTTTGATGGCTTGTGCGCGGTCAGGTGCTCATGATGACCAGACCAACAAAGGCAACCCCGCGCAAGTGGGGCAGCACGCCACCGGGCACAATCAAGGGACCGATGTCTCTACCGGTGAGCTATAACGTCAACGCGTACCAGGGCAACATTGAACTATCGAAGGCGAATAAAGGCGTTTTAAGGGCACGAGCGCACAATCCGTCAGCCTAACGCAGGTCGCCCGGCTTAAACGCCACACGCGGCGAGGTTTCGGCTTCTAGTGTGTGTTTAAACGCTCCGCGTGCAGTCCGCACAACCTCGGAGCCTTCCCAGCGGGTATTGATTGCCCAGTATCGCAGCGCGTCGCACGCGTGGTCGTTAACTCCGTCTTTCTTCGGCACATCCTTCGAGCCGCCTTGCCAACTGTAGCCCGTGATAGATTTCGCAAAGCTACGTCCGCCGGCTTGCGTGCCGTAGTTCCAGAGGTCATGAGAGCACAAGAGCCGACGCTCGCCCGAGTTGTTTTGTATTAGCCGCCAGAGTAGTCGAATGCCTGCGTTAACGTCTACCCGTCCCGGCTCGTCAGTAAACCGCACTTTAAGCCCTAGCCCGCCGATATCTGGCGCGGTTAGCACGTCGCTCATGGCACTAGTCATATTCGCATCGTCGCGCATGTTACGCCCGGCACGGTCGCCGTATGCGGCTTGCACCGGTATCGTTCCGAGCGGTTGGTCGTGCTTTCGGTAGCTTGGATGGATGCCGGGGATGTTGAATGTCGGATATCCTTTGCGGAGTAGAGCACACAAGTCGAAGACGCTGGCGCGGTCGGGGTTCGCCTCGCTCCATATCACGTCGGCACCATGCTCGCCTATGCGCGGGTCATGGCTTATGACTAAGGCAGACGGTGAGCGCACACCGAAGTCCATCGTTACCATGGTACGCATCCACGGCTCGGGCTTCCAATCGGGCGGGGTTATGTTGCCTGACGGGTAGGGGTCCGGGCTCCACATATCAAAGACTGCACCGACCGGGGCTTGCGGTATGCAATACAGGTTCTCCAGAACCTCGCGATGTGAGAGCGTGGCTTCCCAAGCGTCATAGTTAGGGAGGTTCTTGCGGTTTGCTTTACTTGGGCACGAGAACCCATGACCGCCACGGTCGTCGGCGAACTTGGTCCACCAGGGCGAGTAAGTAGGTTTGCCGAGCAGAGCAATCCGCCCAGGATTACCGGAGCGGACACGTCCAGCCATTGCGGTACCGACTTCGCTGTTTACGAGTTGCGCCTCGTCAAGAATGGCGAAACCAAGATCCGGTCCCTCTAGCGAGTTAGCCGCCAACGCTTTACCGGCGGGACGCTTCCACGACAACGCCCAAACGATGGTCTGCTTTCCGTGTCGCTCCGGGCTTATCCAGTGTGGCGACGGTTGACCCTTGTATGCGTTTCGATACTGCCACCCGAGCGGCTCTAGCAACTCGGCAAGCTCACGAGCTACAGTTCGAGCGCCTCTACCCATTGAGTCCGTGACGTAACAACCATTAATCCCGGGGTCGTCGTGGTGGCTCGCATGGCATAGCATGGCGACGAGTCGAGTTTTACCGACACCCCAGCCGCCGACCATCGAAACGATAGGGTATTTTTTAGACCACCAGAGCGCGAGAAACTTCGTCTGTGCCGCGTTTGGATTCCATTGCTCTAGTATATCCATCTATTCGATTTCTTCCCGTACTGATGCCATTAAGTCGACGTTGACGGCTTCGGCTAGCTCTTCGCGTATCTTGTCGGCTAAGAACTCCGCGACCTTTGGCGCTTCGTCGGTCGTATTGCGTGCGTCGATGTTAATCATGGGCGTTCCGCCGTTTAGATTGTTATCAGCCAGACGCCACCAATCGGTTAGAGCTTTAACCCTTACGGCGTGCGGTACGTCTTCACTCGTTGCCATTTTGAGCATCGAAGTCAATGCCATGATTCGCGGCTTGGCGTGCGCCTTGCGAATATCGAGATCACGAATGAACCGAGCGACCTGCTCGTCATTGGCTCCGCTATAGTCTTGAGCCCAGGCGAGACCACCGACGCCGACAGCTTGAAGAAACTTGCCGCGGGCTTCGGTTGAGTCTAGGCCGCCGCTTGATTTTGATTCGAGGACTTTTGTTTGTTGCACGTCTACCGGCTTTTGATACTCGACAACCGCGACAGGTTTAGCTGCCGCGCCGGTGGTGCGGTTTGCATGGAATAGCGCAAACTCGGTTGTTCGCCGCCACCGTGAGAGCGTGCCGCGATTGATGCCTAGCTCTTTCTCAAGTTGCGGAATACTCCAGCCGTCCGACAATAGCTCGAAGGCTCGCTTTTTCTCTTCGGGGGTTGCAGACCGTTTGCGTGTTTTCATGTTTCGCCCTCTGTTTTTAGGGGTTGCATCGGGGTTGCATTATGCTCATAATCGCCGCAACCGTGCAACCGTCACGAAGGGACATCATGAAAAAGGTCAAACTCTCCGAACTAACGCCAGACAACATCAACGCAAACAAGGGTACGCAACGCGGCTCGGGCATGCTTGAGAAGTCGCTTCGAGAATACGGCGCAGGGCGCTCAGTGCTCGTCGATAAGGCGGGGCGAATCATCGCGGGCAACAAGACAATCGAAGCCGCCGGCGCTATTGGTCTGGATGATGCGATAGTGGTCGAGACAGACGGCACGCAGGTAATCGTTGTTAAGCGTACCGACTTAGATCTCGATAGCCCGCAGGGGCGCGGCTTGGCGATTGCGGATAATCGCGTCGCCGAAGTTGGGCTTGAATGGGATATGGAGGCACTAGAGAAAATCGGCGAAGAGTTAGACCTTGGAGAGTTTTGGTTCGATGATGAGTTGCCCGAAATAGATTTCGGCAGCATTGACGGCGACGAAGAGCCCGCAGGTGATGCCGACGCAGTGCCAGAGGTCGAGGACGTACCGACAAGCAAGCGCGGCGACTTGTGGACACTTGGCGAGCATCGGGTATTGTGCGGCGACTCGACGAACGCCGACGACGTGGCGCGGCTTATGAATGGACAGCGAGCAGACACATGTTTGACTGATCCGCCGTACGGACTAGGCGATACAGTTAGCGTAAAAAATAACTATGATGAACATGATGATTCTGTTGAGAATCTGAAGAAGATTATTTCTGAATTCATTCCATTGGCGCAAGATGTGGCCACCATAATAGTGATCACGCCTGGCAACGGAAACGCGCGAAAATACCCACAGCCGACTTGGACGATGGCATGGTTTACGCCGGCAGGGGCGGGGCGAGGTCCGTGGGGCTTTTGTTGTTGGCAACCGATACTTTGTTACGGTAAGGATCCAAAACTAGCAAACGGTATGGGATGTCATCCAGACGCAATTGTTCACACTGAGTCTTCAGAGAAAAATGGGCACCCTTGCCCTAAGCCTATAAATTTCTGGATTTGGCTAATGAATAGAGTTGTGGTGCCTAATGGCTTAGTCTTTGAGCCATTTACGGGGTCAGGTACAGGCATCATCGCAGCCGAAGAAACCAAGCGCAAATGCTATGGCATGGAAATCTCGCCGCAATACGTGGACGTAATCGTTAAACGCTGGCAGGATTACACGGGCAAAGAAGCCACACACGAAGACGGGCGCACGTTTGCCCAGGTAGCCGAAGAAAGGGCAGACAGTGAAAAAGAAAGCACCAAAGAATAAGCCAATCGACACATGGCGCGACGTAAAAATGCGACTGCCCGCGAATTTTATCAAGGGACTTTCGGCGGTACGCGACAAAGATGGCAATACGTACTCGTTACCCGTGGCGCGTGGTAATGCTATTATGAACCGGCTCGCGTATGCCCTAGAGGTAGCCGAGAGCCTAGCCCAAAAGATGCAGATGAGAGAAAAGCAGCTAGCGAAAGCGATGCAGCTATTACAAGAGTTCGAGAACAGGTTAAAAGAGAACGGAGTTGAATATGGCGACCTACTCAAAGAAGAAGAAGTATGCGACGAAGGCGGAGTTGACGACGCAAATGGTAATGGTGACAGTGAGCCAGGCGACACTAGCGAAGCTTGACGCAATCGAATCCAACGCATCCGGCAAGCTTGCCGACGTGCGAGGGGCGAAGGTCGAGCAACTGTTCTCGCTTGCGGGTGCAGATGAAGACGCAAAGAAAGAAGTGCAGCGCCTACAGATACAGCTAGCGTCGACATCTAAGCGGATGACAGAACTAGCAGAGCAAGCCGACATCCTAGCGGCAAAATCGAGCGGCACCGAGGACGCAATCGAGGGACTACAAAGCAAGCTCGCCACCGCTAAAGATTTGGCAGAGTCTCGAAATAAAATCATCCGAGCACTTATGACCATTGTCAACGAAGTGGGCTTTTGATATTGTTTGAGAGTATCGAAGCGCGATTTGGCACTTTCATATTGCCGGTGATTTTTCTTAAGTCGCGGTACAAAGGTCGGGAGTCGGTCTGCAAACTTGTCTCCTTGGTTTTCGCCTTGTCTCAGTGGGCGCATGAAGGGCTTAGGCTTATGCTTGAGCCCTTCTAGTTTTTCTGGTGCCGATGTCGGTTGCCAACGAGACTAAGTTTAAGTAATATCCTCGAACCGGAAATTCGTTCCGGTAGATTTGGAGTCCGAAACCCGCAGGTCTAACCGCTTGCGGGTTTTGTTTTTATACCACCATTGACGACATCGTGTGCGGCATGTAGTACAATAGGCGCGGGCGTGCGCGATTTTCTTACATTGTGCGCAAATTGCTAACCGGATAAAATAGGGGCAATATGTCAACACTCTACACCATATCAAAAGACCGAGCCGCCGAGTTTCTGGAGTTGCCCGAAGAACTGCCCAGCGTGCCCGCAGGCTATAGCGGCACACGTATCACAGGCGGCAAGCTTGGACACGAGTACGAGCATAACATCGAGTTTAGAGCACCACGACGCAGAGCCTTGATGATTGGGCGTATGTTGCGCACGTCTGCGATTTTAAGCCTAGCCGAAGAGTATCTTTGCGGGCTTGTTACCAAGTGCAAGCTATCAGTAAAGCGCAACGAGAACACGAACCCAGAAGCCGCCGAAGCAATGGAGCGATGGCTCGGTCTCGGTAAGTACGAAGACGCCGGCGGGCGCATGGGCGACATGACGACCGACGATTTACTTCGGCACCTGATGAGCGCCCGAACCTTCGGGCACGTCGCAATGTCTGAGGCTTACGAGTACGATGAGGACGACGGGCTCTACTACATTAGCCTACACCGACGCCGGCAAGAGTCATATGATGCCTACGTTACAGAAGAGAATACCGAGCAGCTACTCGGCGTTGTGCAGCGTTACGGATACGTCGCCGGGCAAGTGGCTTCGAGAGTGCTGCCGATGCGCGAAACACTGTGGCTAGTCAACCGCCCCGACCTTGGGTGGTTCTCGGGGCGCTCGGTCTTTCGCGCCTGTTATGGGCACTGGAGAAGCGCCGAGCTTCGTTACCGGCTCGAAGACTTAGCCGCTAACAAGTACGCAGACCCACCGCAACAGGGTAAGCTACTGCTCGACAGGTTTTCACAGTTCGCAAACGGTGCCGATGGCGCACCACCGAACCGGCTCGACTTCGTAAACGAAATCGGCGACATGGCGAGCAAGTTAAGCAATCTTCACAGCGAAGAGAGCGGACACCTACTCCATCCAGACTGGTGGGAGTTTACACCACGAGCCACACAACACACTTACAACCCCGCGCCGCTACTAGAATCAGCAGACCACCACCAGCGAGCAATGGCGGAACGTCTTTACATCGCATGGGTCACACAAGGGCGGTCGGGCACATCGGGCAGCCGCTCAATGGTAGACGTGCAGAGCCGAGTAATCGAAGACGCAACCATCGACGCGCTGCAATGGATTTGTAACGCTCTAAACCGTCAGACCGTTGCGCGTTTTATGAAGGCGAACTTCTCACAGCTAGACCGCAGCGAGTGGCCGCGTGTTAGCTTCGAGCGTGGTGCCGTCGTCACTCCGTGGTGGCAGACAAACGCGGCAGCCTTCGCGCAGTTTGTGAGCCAGGGTATCGTAACCGTGTCGCCTGAAGATGAGCGGGCAGTACGTGCGGCTTCCGACTTACCGGAGCCACCAGAAGACACGCCGACACAAGATGACAGAATCGCAGTGCAGGCAGGCGGGCGACTAAGGACCGCGCAAGGGCAAAGAGAAGCAGCGCAACCGGGCAAGAGCGCCGCAACCGCGAACCCATTCGTTAAGCGTTTGGTTGACGAGGACGACGACCAAGAGCCGGAGCAAGAGCCAGAGGCGGAGGAGCAAGACTGATGCCCTACAAGTCAGAGCACACAGCCCGGCAGACCGACCCCGAGCGATTTAAAGATCTTCGACGAGTACACGAAGAAGTTGCGCCCGATGGCATCGATTTCATCTACGGCATTAAAGAAGACGACACGAGCGAGATCCAAAGCGTTCGCGCCGATGCCTCTTTATGGTCTGTCGAAGACTTCGTTTCATGGCTTGAAGAGCATGACCTCGCAGCCTACAACGTCGAGCCAGCAGCCAAGCAGCAAGCCGAGCCCGAAGAGATGGCGAAGAGCGACGCAAGCACACCGGCAAAACCTGAAGAACGAATCAAGGGCAGCGACAAGAACAAGCCAGAAAGCGCAGCAGACAAGCGCGGCGGCATCGAGCTAGACGAGCCGACCGAGACCGGGCTAAAGAACAAGGTACAGACGCACAACGAAGACGTAAAAGGCGATCTGACAAAGCGCACCGACATCGGCGTGCTTAAAGCGGTCTATCGTCGAGGCGCGGGCGCATTTAGTGCAAGTCATCGACCCGGCATGACGCGGGGACAGTGGGCAATGGGAAGAGTAAACGCTTTTCTTTATCTACTCAAAGAAGGCAAGCCAAAGAATCCGAAGTATACAACCGACAACGACCTTTTACCCGCAGGGCATCCACGAGCGAAGCGCAAGGATGACGAGGCAAGCCGAGAACTGGGGCGCATGGTGCGTTTACCGATATACGTGCGCGACGCATTGCGTAAGGGTCTAAAGTTGCACGAGGCGGGGCGCAGCGGGCAAGGGTTGCGCGAAACGACGGTACGGATGGCGACCATCGGTGCGCAGTCTGGCGAATGGTCTGAAGAAAAGATAATCAAGGCGGCGGCATGGTTCGAGCGTCACGAAAGCGACCGCAAGCTTAAAGGCGGGCGGCGCTGGAATATGAAGGGCGCAGAAACACCGGGCTTCGTCGCTTGGTTACTTTGGGGCAGCGATGCCAACGACCGCGGGCGCGCATGGCTTCGCAACAAATCAGAAGAACTGAAAGAAGGTGGTCAAATGAGCCAGCCAGAGCAAGAGCAAGCCGTCGAGCTTGGATGGAACGAAGGCGAGAAAGACATGGCATTCGAGCCGAAACCAGGCGACCCGCTCGCAGAGTATCGCGACCCGAATGGCGTTCTGACTCCGATGATTACCAAAGACGATATCGACCCAGAGCGTGAGAAAGATTTACACGTTATGCGGCTCGGCCCGTTGTACGACCTTGACTCGGGCGAGATGGTTTTAAATCTCACCGAAGAAGGCGCACGAGAAATCTCACGCACTACACAGCGCATGATTGAAGCCGGGCATTTTGTGCCGGTTAGTTTCGAGCATGGCATCGAGGGCGGGCAGCGCGGACAGGACGGAAGCGACCGCCGACCCTATGGGCAAATTGAGGCGGTCTACTATGACGAGCAGCGCCGCGGCATCTATGCTCGCAAGGCATGGACCAAGCTCGGTATGAGCTTGCTCGTTGCAGCTATGACCGAGGACGGAAAGACCGCGATGCGTATCAGCCCACGGGTAAAGATGCGACCAGCATATCACCCGGCAACCGGCGAGAGATTGGGCGAATCTTATATGGATGTAGTCTCTCTGACTACACTACCGCGACAGGACTCAATGGAAGCCGTCGCGCTATCTCGTGCAACGGTGACAACCGAGCGAGAAGAGATTAAAATAGAGACACAAGAAGTTTTAACCACGGCGGGCGATTCCGCCATAATTGAGGAGTCAAAAGACATGACAGAAGCAATCGAAAAGACGGTTGATGTTTTGTTAGCTCGTGACTCCGAGGAAGCCCGCAGCATTTATAAAGCGGCGGGACTTGATGAGGGCGCGCCGGTTGTAGAACTAGCTCGCCGATTTGAGACCGTAAATGCGGAACTTTCTCGGACGACCGAAGAGCTTAAAAAGTATCAAGCCGAAGAGCTTGCGCGATTCACTGCCGAGAAAGAGGCAGAGGTCGACGCATTCCTATCCGAGCATGATGTTTTAGAAGCAGAGCGAGAGTTCTTCCGCGTATCGCTTTTGAGCGACAACGAGAAGACCGCAGAGCTAGCACGGCAGACAATCATCGCACGAGGCGCACCCGACAAACTGGCACCAGTTGAAGAGGCGCTGACAGAGGCAAAGAAGCGCGGCGCAGTGCCTGCCGATTTCATCGTTGAAGGTGAACTCGCAGAACTTAGCCGGACCGCTCCAGAGGTTGCCGCCGGCATCATTAACGCCATTCCAGGCGAGAACGTTGTCCGTGTTGGTGAGCCCGCCGGGTCTGACGTTGCAGGCGTTGAGACTGAGAGCACAATTGACAAAGAAGAAGCAGGCGTTGAGCTTTCGCGCATCGCTCGCAAGTTAGTAACCGAGGGCAAGGCATCGAGCCTGCTTGAGGGTCACAAGATGGCAAAAATTGAGCGTCCCGACTTGGTGAACGCAACAAAGGAGAAATAAGGATGTCTTTACATGTAAAGATTGACGACCCCAAGTGCACAGGTACAGCCGAGGAAGCTATCGGCGCAGGTCTTGGTGTTCGTTTAGGTGATGACAAGCAGAAGGTCGCACAGTGTGACAGTTCAGCCGGCGACGTATTCTACGGAATTGCAGCAGAAGCCGCAGCCGCAGACGGTGACGGAATCCGTTTTTTTGGTCCTGGTGAGTACTGCCGCGCTATCTGTGGCGAAGCTCTCAACATTGCCAACGGCGAAGAAGAGACAAAGCTCACAGTGAACAGCCTCGGCAAGTTTGTTAAAGCCGCAGCGACTAACCCAGTACATGCAATTTGGTGTCCTAAGCCAGGACACGCCGCTCCAGCGTCTGGCGACTTCATTGTCGTACAGGTTGCATCATGGGCCGAGCGATTGCTTGACGCATAATCGAAACACTTGAATTAAGGATTTATAAAAATGGCACTTAACTATCAAAGCCTGAACCCGAAATCGATTCTTCGCGATGCGTTGATCGATCCTAGTCCCGACTTAAAGGGCATGAACCTCGCTTATCCTCGCATCTTCGGTATTCCCGGACTCGCAGAGGGTGGAATCGCTCGCGGTCGTACCGTTGACTTAACTGGTAACCCCGGTTTTCTTCACGGTAAATTGCTCGTAAGAAATAAGCGCGACCTCTTGGGCGCTGCTGCCGAGGGTAGCGTAGCAAAGCCAATCAACAGCCCACGCGATATGGTCGAGAACTTCGCTTATAACGAAATCGACTTTAGCCTCAAGCAGTTCGACGGCAAGACTTCGATTCCTTTACCATTCCTTGAAAATGGCTTTCTGTCTTCCGAAGACGAAGAGATGATGCTCGTACAGCGTGCAATGATGTCAGTACACATGAAGCTTGAGCGATACTGCTCCGCTTTCTTTACTGCTATCGCTGCCGATGCTAGCCCAGACCGAGCACCCGCCGGTTGGACTGAAGTAGATTGGCAAGCTGGCGCAGTTGGCGGTACAGACCTCGATTCGTCTTCGGACTTCATGGAAGTCATGAGCAGCGTTATCGACTCCGCTCGACTTCGGTCAACTGCACCTATCAATTCCATGTATCTTGGTCGTGGTGTGGCGAATCGTCTTCAACGTGAAGCAAGCATCCTCGGTCGCTCTATCGTGGGCGATGCAACTAAGGGTGTCGCAATGGTTAACGGCGCTTCAGCCGCTCCGATTTCCCACGTAACTTCCGTTTTGAAGGAATATCTGGAATTGGACGAAGTGGTCATTTCTGACGCAATTCAGGACACAGCGAACCACGGGCAAGCAAGCGCAACGTCGTATGTATTCCCTTCGGATCGATTGTGGATTGGTTCAGCGGGCGAGATGTCGTTGAGCATCCGCAGCGGTCAGGCTCCACGAGTCTTGAACGGCGCAGGCGCTTTCGCCAAGCTTATCGGAAAGATGGACGTACAGATGGGTCCAGAGCCCGGCGTTATGCCTCAAAACTTTGAAGCTATCGCCGAGTATTTCTGCGAAAGTGTTGCACTCGATACCGATAAAGGTACTATCGTCCACAACATGGGGTAACCTAGGAGCGCAGAATGTCGGATAACATGAAACCATATCGTCTAAACGGCTTGCCGTTTGTTCACGACAGCCGGGCGAAATATATTACCGATGGCGGTGTGGCTTGGTTATCCGATGAGAGGGCTAGAAAGATTTTGCACAGTCTGAAAAGGCAGGGCAGGATAAACGTTTTAGTTCTCGAAGAACCGGCAAAGGCGGCAAAGCCAAAAGCAGAGCCGCCCGCGCCAATTGAAGCCGAACAAAGTGAGCAAAGCCCCGAGGATGTTTTACTCTCCGTTGATGTCCACGGGGTGGCGCTCGCGCTTCATTTTACTAAACGAAAACTGTTAGCCTCGATTCTTGCAGGCGAAGACATTGAGAGCACGCCAGAGGCTGACGAGATTATTAAAGAAGCGGACGAGGAGCGGCTCGTCGCACTTATCGAAGAAATCAAAGAGGCGTAATCATGGCATCGCCAGACCTTCGGCGATTGCTTAACGCCAGTCACAAACTACAAGACAGAACGGTCGCAGACTTTGAAGACCTATCCTTCGCACTTGCCGAGAATGTAGGGCGCAGGCTTGCGGCATCTTTAGGCGTCGACCCCGATTTAATTTACCCGCCAGACGGTTCCGACGGTCGCTTAGTTGGTCGCACTAACTTCGAGCGGCTCATCCAGTCAGTTACAGACGCGGACGCAGTAAAGGCGGTCGTATCTGCCGCCGACCTCGAAGACATCGAAGACTTTATCGCTCAGAGTGGCAGTCTAGCCGCCAGAGAGAAGATATCCGAAGCCGTGACCAGATTGGCAGGCATGGCGGAACAGTCGCTTGTATCGCAAGGAATAGCCGCACAGGGCGCACTTGACACGGTAGGCGCGGAGGCGCTTATCGGTAGCTACATCACCAACACGCTCGACGAGTCGCTTCGTACTACAATCGACAGAGCGGCGGCGGTGCGTATTCGTCAAGGCATCTTAACCAATCTCGGCGAGATACCGACGGCAGAAGTCGCGCAGCGCATAGCAGACGAGCAAGAGCAAAGCATCGGGCGAGCTACAACCGAGGCGCGTACACAGCTAGCTGAGGCGGATAGGTTTGTAAATGAAACCACACGGCGCAGCATTGACCCAGAGGGTGAGCAGTTTTTGATGGCTTACATCGGCCCGGATGACCGCATCACACGCCCGTTTTGTGACGCACTCGTTAACAAGGCTTTCAAACTCACCGACTTTAATAAGCTGCGGAATGGGCAAACCGCTACACACCCGCGAATCTCGGGTGGCGGTTACAATTGCCGGCACGACGTTCGCGCAGTAATCGACGACGATGAAATTTTGTCTGACCTTGGATTACAGCGTGGTACACTATCCGACATCAACCAAGCAAACGAGCAAGCGGCAAAAGGCAAGCGCAAGAAAAAGAGGAGGCGAAGACGATGATCTTTCAAGTTCAAATAGGGCAAGCAAAAACTTTCGAGTGGTGCCCGGCTTACTTGCCAGACCCGACCGGCGCGCCCTCGGTCACGTTTTACGCAAACGGCACAAGCGCAACAAAGACACTCGAAGCGTCGGCGTCGCAATCTGTTAGCGGCGTGCCTGATGCGTATCGGTTAAGCCTTGGCGCGTTAAGCTCGGCGGCGTTCGCTGGATTGGTTGGCAGCACTGGCGCAGGTGGGTGGTATCTACACCTCGCAGGCTTTGGTCAGTTTGCCGTAAATGTAAGCCATTTCGACGACGCTCAAAACGAGCTTATTCTCGCGGAGGCTCTACCGGTTGGCGTGCCTTCTGATGCCACCGGCACCATTTACCATAACAAATGGAGGTGCACACTTTCGGCTGACGAGTTAAGCGCAGCCGTTGACCGTGCCGGATATTACCAAATCAATTACCAGGTGGACGACGACCCAGGCGCAACGAATGTCAAGGTTCGGTTGATGTCTGAGCGTGGACGTCTTCGTGTGGTTCGGGCGGCTTTCCTTACCGGGTTAACCGCTTCGGACCTCACGACCTTGGTTCCACAGTTGGAAGCAACGCGACCGGCTAGCCGCGAAGGTTGGCAGCCATACATAAATGATTACGACATCATCGGCGACGTTGAAGCAAAGTTACCGGCGAACCGATACGCAGACCAGACGCTCGGGGAGCAGTTTAGAAGGGCACACGCGCTGCTAGTGGCGTCTTCGCTCGCCGAGATAGGCTATGCTCCCAACGTGGACCCGGAGCGCATGAGGGCGGCAGCAGACGCCGAGTTATCGCGACAGATTCAGCGTCTACACTGGATAGACTCGGATGATGATGGCTTGATTGATTCAGACGAAACGGGGACAAACCCCGAAAGCCTTGTATCTATTACAAGATCGAGCAATACTGAAACCGCCGATGACTACACAAACGGGCGACGATATAGACCTCGCCTTGATGATTCAGACGACCGCTAGGGGCAGCCATGCACATCATTCGAGACATTCAGATCGTAGCCATGGCGCACGCTTCGGTTAGTTTTGGCGTAAGTGGTTGGACTACTTTGGACCTCGGGACGGTGGGACCAAACCTAACAGAGAAGCAGCCAGGCGAAGATATCGGCTCAATCTTAATCGAAAACAAATCTTCGAGCGCATCGTCGGTACACTTTGTTTTTAAGAATGACCCCGGCGCGGACGTTTCGTATTCTCACGGCTTCGAGATTGGCGCGGGAGGTGTCTTGCAAGAAGGCACGGTTAAGAACTTGCGATATGTAAGTTTTAGAGGCGCTACCGGCTCGGGTACAGTAAAGGTAATTCTAAGGAGCTACAGGACAGCAGACCAAGCGCCTTGGGATAGCTAACAACGGAGGGACAGCAAATGGTTCGGGGCTTTTATCAGCCACCGGCGCAGGTTACAGCGGGAAGCGTGCAGGGTAGCGACCCGAGCGGCGATACCGGTCTAACGGTTGCGGACGGTCAAGCAGGAATAAGAACAGACGGAGCAACGCAGCTAACCGCCACAGGTGACGGCGTTGTTATGCGCGTTCCGTTCGTGGCTATCGATTCAGCCGATTCGCCTTTTACGGTGCAAACATCTGATTATCTTATACTTGTCGATTCTGCCGCTGGTGCTGTTGATATTTCTTTACCTTCGGCAGTGACGACAGCCAATCGGCGGTTTATAATTAAGGACAAGGGGAGCGCGTCGAGTAACGCGGTCACGGTGTCGGCTTCGAGTGGAAACATCGACGGATTCGGCTCGGTGTCAATTGGCAATAGCTTCGCGACCCTTCCAGTTTTTTCTGATGGCTCTAATTATTGGGTGATATCTTAGCCGAGGCGGTTTCTCGCTCGCCTCGACTGTTTTTTTAAACTGCGAGACGGGAGATAAAGCAAAATGGCTCAAGGCATTTTCTTACATGAGTATAACACCGGCGGAAAGCTCTACGACGGTGATGTTACGGTCGCTAATAACAAGATTGCGAATAAGCAGTACGTTATTGATAATGCGGCGCTGCAATCCAACAATCTTAGCGACCTCGACGACGCCGGAACCGCACGAACGAATCTCGGCGTGGCTATCGGAAGTAACGTTCAGGCCTATAGCGCTCGTCTCGGTGAATTGTCTGCACTATCTCAGGCTGATGGTTCTTTCGTTGTTTCAGATGGAACTAGCTTTATTTTTGAGGGCGCGGCAACTGCTCGCGCTTCAATGGGTGTGGACGCCGCCGGCACAGACAATTCAACCGACGTAACTCTGGCATCCGTCTCCGGTAATTACCTTAGTATTTCAGGGCAAGAGGTTACCGCAAGCACTGTGCCCGTTTCACTCGGTGGTACAGGCGCAACGAGCGCAAGTGCAGCGCGGACCGCTTTATCGGTGGACGTCGCCGGAACAGACAACTCAACCGACGTTACTCTCGCCGGTAAAGACTTTGCCAGCATTTCAGGGCAAGCTATCACGTTTGCACAAATCGACCTCACTGATGACGTGACGGGCACGCTTCCAATCGCAAACGGCGGTATCGGTGCAACGAGTGCTCCGATGGTTGGCGTGATTACGGCAGCTAATGCGGGCGCGGTCCGTACTTTGCTCGACCTTGTGCCGGGGACTGATATTCAAGCTTACGATGCAGAATTGGCGGCTTTGGCCGGCCTCACATCCGCAGCAAACAAGGTTCCAATGTTCAGCGGCTCGGGCGCTGCCACGGTGATCGACTTTTTAGACGAGGACGGACTCTCAAGCAATAGCGCAACCGCCGTACCTTCACAACAGAGCGTCAAGGCTTTCGTTGAGGCTCAGGTTCAAGGCTTGGATATTAAAGAATCCGCGCGACTCGCATCAACCGCAAATGTCGCGGGCTCTTATAGCTCTGGCGTTTTGACGGTTACGAGCGCTGGCGTGCTTACGATTGACGGCGGAAACGTTGCAATCAATAACCGAGTGCTTTTAAAGGACCAGACGACTGGCACACAGAACGGTATTTACAAATGTACCACGGCAGGCGAGGCGGCTTCGGGGACTTCTCCTAATACATCAAGCCCTTCAACGCTCGACGATGCCCAGTATGGATCATCAAGCACACTGTCAAGCATCCAGATGACATCGGCAACCCTAAGCTCGTCTTCTACGTTTATCGAGTACGCAAGTTATACAGGATCCTCATTCACGCCACCGGCTAACGGCGTCATGATATTGTCAGACGGGTCCGATACAATTGCGTTCAACCTTAGCGGGTATCCAAGCTCGTTGAACTCGTCAGGATCTTGGCCAATTGAATCGTCTCCAAATAACTACAACGCAACATACAGTTCCGTGACTTCACTGTCGGTTGACTCAAGCACCACCGTGGCGTTCAGGTCTAGAACCGTTGCGCCATTGTTTAGCCTTGGCAACGGGACCGCGATGACATCAAGCTCATCTAGCTTTGCTTTAAGTTCTGGTTGGGGCGGATCTACCATCTCAGCAGGGCATTATATTGAGTATCAAAATTATGCGTCGAACAAATGGTATTGGCGGATCGAGGCTGATATCGAGAACGGCGACACCTCAATCAGTGTAGCATTCGACAGTGATGACAGCTATAGCTCAAGCCCAACCGGTGCTTACTTCAGCGGTTCAAGCACTTTGGCTTTGTTTGCCGGACAGTCCGGCGGTAGTGCAGTCGCGGCGGTTCTTACTCGTGCGGATGACTTTAATAGTGACGCAGACATCACGGCCGGCGCTTTTTGCTTTGTCGAAGAAGGTACCGCATCGGCTGACGCTGGTTTCGTCCTTTCTACTAACGAGCCGATTACACTCGACACCACCGCACTCGCTTTTTCTCAGTTCTCGGGCGCTGGTTCAATTACAGCGGGCACAGGATTAACCAAGAGCGGCAACACAATCGCCGCCACCGGCGGTCTTGCTGATATCGCTGGACTGGCTAAGACTGACGGCGGGATCATCGTTGGTGATGGCTCGAACTTCGTACTCGAAAGCGGAGCCACGGCGCGAACGTCTTTAGGCGCCCAAACCCTACACGCAAACCTCACAGACCTTAGCGGGCTAGCGGTTACCGATGGCGGGATCATTGTTGGTGATGGCTCAAACTTCGTACTCGAAAGCGGTGCGACTGCTCGCACTTCTCTCGGCGTTTCGATTGGATCAGACGTCCAGGCTTATGATGCTCAACTCGACACGTTGTCGGGATTTACTGCGGCACAGGTTACGCGAGGCATTGCAGACGACAATCTGCTGACAGTTGATGACGCCGATGCCGCCGACAACGATTACGCCAAGTTCACCGCAAACGGTATTGAGGGGCGTAGTTTTAGTGAGGTTAAAACCGATCTTGGACTTGTTATCGGGACAGATGTCCAGGCTTATGACGCTCAACTCGATACCCTTTCCGGGTTTAGCGCAGCGCAGGTTACACGCGGTATTGCTGACGACAATTTGATCACTGCGGATTGTGCTTCTCACGCAATCGCAAACGGTGATTTTGCGAAATTTACCGCGAACGGCGTTGAAGGTCGTGAACCTTCACAAGTTAGATCCGACCTATCTCTTGTCCCTGGGACGGATGTACAGGCATACGACGCAGAATTGGCAGCAATCGCGGGGCTCACAAGCGCAGCCGACAAGGGCGTTATGTTTAGCGGCAGCGAATCCGCAACCACGTTTGATCTGACGGCCGCCGGGCGTGCATTGCTTGACGATGCAGACGCGGCTGCCATGCGGACAACGCTTGGTCTTGTAATCGGTACAGATGTCGCGGCGGCAGACTCTTCGGAGCTTTCCGTTAACACAGCCGAGCCGGGCAGCATCGCAATCGCTAACGTCAACGGCATTTTCGTTTACGACATTTCGTCTTCATCGACGGCGGCTACTGTTACACTTCCGTCTACGGCTACCGCCGGATGTCTTGGCAAGTCTGTAATCTTTAAGATTAAGAGTACAGTCGGCAGCGGTTCGAGCTTTACGATTACCCCGGCAGCCCAGCAGACAATCGACGGAGAGGCTTCGATTGTTCTGAATCAAGAGCGGCAGTCGGTTAGACTGGTAGTCTCCGAAGAGTACTCTTCAGGTACAAGCGTTCAATGTTGGGTCGTAGTCTAAGCGACCGAAAGTGCCCCCGTTTCGGCGGGGGCTTTCCTTCTTACCTCAACACATCCACACCACGACAGAGCGCGACGACATCGCCGCACTCGGTCACATTTCCTATGCCCTTCAACGCTTCGACTTGCTCCGGGCTCCATTCGTCTCGGGTGCTACCGCCGGCGCTTTGGTACGCCTCAAGGAACGCAGCTTTAACGCGCTCAGTCACTTGGTCGGCAGTAAAGTCGGCAGCCTCTACACCTTGGGCAACCGTGGCAAGGTAACCAGACACAGGCGGCATCGATTGCCAGCCCATTACTAAAGCCAGCTTCGGCAGCGCGTCAACCGCCGGGTATTCTTGCGGGTACGGGTCGCGCTTTTGATTGTTGCGCGGGTGTGATTGTCGCGTATTCTGACCAGCGCTTCGGCCGTCGTCATCTTCAGGCGCTATACCCAACAAGGCTTGGAAGCTATACCGGCGAGCGTAGGTGTACGCGCTCCCGAATGATTGCGCGTCTGACATTTTTTTCTCAGACCTGAAGAAAATCGGGCATTCGGTGGCAATACTTTCGCCGCTTGCGTGCAGTAACACAGTCTGACAAAACCATCCGCCATCGCGAGACTCAACCCCTTGTGTGATTGCTAGCCCGTTAGCGTTAAGCGCGTCGCGTGCGCTATTCATTACCGCGTCGAGCGCGGCGTACTTGTAGCCATACCCTTCGGATTTCTTGAGCACTGGCGCGAGTTGCGCTTGTGCGTTAGCTAGCGCGGCGGCGATGTTTTTCGTCTCTGTCGATGTCTTCATTTTCTCTCCGTTGTTTTTTTGCGTCGTCATGGGTGACGCTTGTCCCTTTTATGGTATAATCAGGGCAGGGCTTACGCCCTACCCGAGCCGGTTCGGTTGAGGGTGGTAGGCGTTCGCTGTCCTCGTCTATCACCCTCTTTTTTGTTATACCTTATTTTTTACAGTCGTAAAAGTTTAAAAGGTGACATAATTGCGAAATGGCTGATTTAAACAAAATTAGAGGCAGGGACCGCCGCCCGTGTTATGTGCTGAGAGTCGCGGGTCTCTCGGTGCTATATGGTACACACCAGCCGCCAAGCGTCACGAGTAGCGGTGTAACCTTAACCCGCCGGGCGGCGGTCGTGCCGGGCTCTATTTCTTTCGGCAGGCGTTACGAAGAAAACACGCGGCTCGTCGAGGTCGATAATCTCAAGATCGAGTTGGCTTGCGATGACCAGTACACAGCAGACACAGCCGACCCTGGCAAGGTTTTCGGGCGCATCGGCTTCCAAGGTGCCGACACGTTTACCAGAGTATCGAGCGATCTTGACGTAACAGACACAGCCATAACAGTACTCGATAATTCTGGCTTTACGGCGGACGACATTATTCACGTCGGGCTTGAGTCGATGAAGGTCACCAGTACAAGCGGCGGCGATACGGTAAATGTAACCCGCGGCGTGCTTGGAACGTTCCCACGCTTGCATCGAGTTGATGCTTTAAATGGTTCTTATCCATACGTTACCGAGCCGCTCGCATACTTTCGCGGACGTCGCGTTGTGCTTTACGAAGGTTATGTAAACGACGACGGCAGCGTTAGCGCCGATTTAAGCGATTACGTTGAAGTGTTCAGGGGCTTCATGGCAACAGAGCCAGAGGTCGGCGCAAGCGGGCGTTCTCACGTTGTGACGCTAGAAATAGCACCATTGACCGCGCTACTCGATAAGCCTTTGACTTCGGTAAGCAAATCAACCAAGCTCCACCCGGTTTTACATGCCTTCGACGGTGAGCGATGTAACGAGATAATCTTTGCTTCCATGACAACCCGCGGCAGTCTTTACACGTCTCTCGGTGGCACGACAACGGCGTCGAGCCATTTATTCCAGAGAATGGATGATCCGTTTTGTGGGCAGATATTAAACGTCTCTGACAACTCAATCTCAGACTATCATCCGCGCAACTTTAGTTTTAAGGTTTCCGCGGTATCACTCGACCCCGTTTCTGATTCAAATCGCCGTCGTGCTTACATTGGTCCGCAGCCTGGAGCCATTGACACAACCAATGCAAGAATCGAAGACATTTATCCAGGCGACATGGTGCGAAATGTGGGGCGCGGTCATACGTTATTTCCGAACGTAATGGTTCCGGTTTTGAGCGAGGGCAGGACGGAAGCAAAGACGGTCAAGCTTACCACGACAGGCACAGCGACAGCGCCGGACGTGGTGAACTGGCGCGAGACGCTTCGCTCGAAGGTTGCGGCAAAGCTAAACAGCGGGACAATCTCGGGCATTGATGGTTTTCTTTTTAATGTATCAGTCGAGCCAGCGGCGGGCGTTACTACAGTGCAGCCAAACTTCGTAATCGGTTCGGGTGGTGGTTCGGAGCCATACGCTTTCGCTATGCTGAAAAACCACCCGCGATCTTACTTTGATATCATAGGCTCGACCGACGGAATCGAGGAGTCGGAAGGGTTGCAGGAGGTCACGTCGCGCCAATCAAACACCACGGGATACACCGGCTACACTGGAATCAAGACAGAGATCGATATCCATACACCGCCCGAGCGGATGTTGCCTCGCGAGGCTTACAATCTCGACGACGCGAACGATGGCGAGCCTATTCGGTGTCAGGTGTCGACAGATTTCTCGGAGGCGGGCGGGCGCGTTTTAGCCACAGAGGTCGCGAGCGCGTTTGTTTTTGTTGGTAGGTTCCAGGTAGGTGACTTTCGAAGGCATGCCGACGGCGAGCGGTTCGTGGTTTTAGAGTCCGCGCTCGGCGTTGCGTCTGGCACAAGTCAAGACGTCGGCATTTTTTCCGCAGATGGTGATATTTTGGCAGTGCTGAATCTGTCAGACGAGACGACCGTCACGGTGGACGGCTTTACGGGCACTCGATATTCGGTGGCGAATTACATCAAGTATGCCGACGTATATACTATTGCAGACTATGCGGGCGCAGAGCGTCACGAGCTAAGACCGACCATTGTACCCAGTGATGCGAGTATCGGCGAGCTTATCCTAAAGATGCTTTGCAGTATGAACGGGGTCGGCACCACGTCAAGCGCGTTTGACGAGTTCATAGTCGGCGCGGGTATGTCAGACGGTACAGGCTCGCACGGCGACGACTTCGGCGCGGACGTAAATATCGACAGCTTTCTCGCAATGCCAGACCCGGCAGGCTCGGAGGTTCACGCGCCAATATACCAGGACGGCGACACGCTGCTCGAATCCATTGAGGGGCTACTTGCCGCAACTGGTTACACCGTGGACATCCGCAGCGACGACCAAGGGCGATGCCAGCTTACAGCCGTCGAGGTTTCTTTACCTAATCGCTCGATCGTGGCTGCAACACTGACAGCGGCAGATATAGCAGACCAGCCTGTTCCGCAGTCAGTCGCAGAGATAAGCATTAAAAACCTATTTAAATTTGAGAGCAATTTCGACGCAGAGGGCGACCCAGGTGTTGAGCTAGCCGTTAAAGATCAGGTAAGCATCGACCTGTTTAATCAGACCGAAGAAATAGACATACCGCTCAAGGGCATAAACCTCGACATCGAAACGCCGGGCGATGCGGTGGCGGCTTTGCGTGCAATGTTTAGCCGGCTACGTGTCGAAAACTCATACCCTCGGCGCGTGTTTAGGTTTGACGCTCCGGTCGGAATATTGCAGCGGCTAACGCTCGGCGACACGGTGGCGGTCACTCATAGTCTGCTAAGGGCACAAAAAGGGCTCGGCGTGACAGATGAACCGGCGCGAGTCCGCTCTATTGAATACGACGGATATCAGCCTACAGGTACCATTGAGCTTGTAAGTTATGGCACCATTGGCGAAAGCTGGAGCGTGACAGCCGGCGTGACTTCAACGCTTAATAGCTATAATCTAGTAATAAGCGAAGAGGCGCACAGCCCAGCAAGGCACCCGGCAACCGGCGAGGACATCGAAGAGTTGAGCGGGTTCAGTGTCGGTCAAAGCGTGGACATTTACGACATATACGACATGGACTCACCAATCACGGCAACGGTGACAGGTGTGGCGCTAGATGTTAACGTGATCACCATTGATACGGCGGTAACATTTACAAGCGACTCGCTCGGGCTTGGTATCCGTGGGTTCGTTACAGCGCGGACAGAAGCAAGCGCGGCGGACAGCCATTCTGTTTATGGGTTCATAGGTTCAACGGTTACGACATGAGCATACCAATAAAAACAAGACGCCCGGCGGACTTTAATCTTTCGGAGCGAGAATGGTTGCGACGCATTAGAGGCACAACGCTTGCCAACTTAGGCGACGCGGCGAACCAGCTAGCGTATCGCCGCAGCTTTGCCACAGTGTCGAAGGCGTTCTTCTATGGGCAGGACCGAACGGATAAGGCGCACGGCGGCGGGTTTACTTATTTCGACTGGGACTACATCGAAAATAAAGGCGACGAATCCTACTTTGTTGACATTGTGCAGACACATCCGGCAGCAACCGAGGTCGGCTTGATTCTGACTTATCTTGCGCCGCCCTACATGCAAACAAGCGGAACGCCATACACGCCATTCTTAAAGGTACGTCTTGAGAACTCAAGCGGCACCATTCTCGACCCATCCGGCGGAAGCGGTTACGCGATAGAGCTAACGCATGCAAACGGCGGGATACCCGGCGGGTCCGTGATTGTTTCAGAACGTCAATATTACGATGCGGAGGATGGTTCGCAAGCGCAATCGGGAACGCATCCGTTATACTCGGCGCGTGTGGTCCGCACTGCTTGCTACTTAGACCAGGGCACGAGCCCAGACACGACCCCGAGGCGATTAAAGTACGGCACCGCGGCGGGCACATCGCAACATTTAATAGTGAGAATCGACACACGGAACGCGGTATTATTGAGCGCCACGGTTTTCGAGATTCCGAAAATTGTGACCTGATGATTTCGAGGGTAGTCAAGTTTGAGCGCGAGTCGTATGCCGGCAAACTGTTAACCGGCGAGACATTCGAGCGGCTAAAACGACTCGAAGATTTGGCGGCTGCTGAATATGGCGACTATGCCGGCATTGTGATTGAGATCGCGATCAAGCGGTTCCGATGGCGCATCATACCAGACTCGACGGGGTTTATGCTTGACGAGGTTGAGCGCGGTGTCTTGGAGTCTTTCAACTCATCGCAAAGCGGCTTTAATTTTGGGTCCAAGCTTGGCGAGTAGCTCGATGTACTCGTCGGCGGTTCGGTGCTTAACTTCCGACTCTAGTATCTCGCCAAGCTCTTGAGCAGTATACGCCCGCGGTGGTCTACCCTTGCCAGGGTTCTGCTCTTTGCCTTCTAATACTCGTGTCATCGTTGCCCGTGTGGTGTTGTAATGCCGAGCAGCCTCGTAAAGCGTCGCGGGTCCAATTGCCTTAATAATTACATCGAGCACGGCTTTACGCTCCGCGCCAACTTTGTCTAGCCTTCCCTTGTTCATAGCGACCCCGCAAACGTGACAGTCACACCCTCGATGCCGTCTTGCGCGTTTAGGTAACCCTCGGCGCATAAGCACAGGAAACGCGACCGGCTCGCCATGGCTTCGGCGGTCTCACATGCCGCAAGCATCCACGGGTTGTCGCCGCTGGCGAGTAGTTCATATGTAATGTTTAGCCAAGCATCAATCGCGGCGTCTTGAATCTCTCCAGTTGGCGCGGTTATCTCGCAGCCGTCTATGAATTGCGCGACAATTGTCGCGTTTAGCGTTAAGCTCATTTGATGTATACCCTTTCGACGCCGGTCGGCGTTACGTGGTCGAGGTTAAACGCGTCAACATTACCGCGCAATCTACACGACGCCACGGACACACCGACAAGTTCATCCATAAAAATAAAAACTTTGGAAGGCGCCGCTCCGTAGCCATCTAAGAAGTCGCGCCCTTGTTGAGTGATAGACCATAAACCATTTTCGTCTGTACTCACAAGCCCAAAGAGTGGAAGTTTCGCATAGTCGCCGCCGCGGGCATCTAGCTCGCGACTCGGCACCGGGTCACACTCGCCGCGCGTGTATAGCTGGCGCAGCACTTTAACCATTCCGGCGTTAAGCTTGCGCGAGTACAGTTTGATAAGCCGTCCACACGTAGGGCAAAGACGCCCGTCTACGGCGCGTTTACACAAATCGAAAGCCTCGGTATTACTCACGCCACTACGAGCCACCAGAGCGGACGCAAGGCGCTTCACAAACTCGTCCGATAGTATCGAGACGGGTGTATCAAACAAATCAATTTGCCGAGTCATCGCTTCGCCTCCGGTCTATCGATAAACAACTTACATCCGCCACACATGAGCGCCGACCATCCGGCGAACCAGACCGTCCGCGCATAGCCGCACGACGGACATTCAATCTGGCACAGGTAGCGCCGGGTTTCCCTGTCTAATGATTTACCTTTTAAAATGAACCGCATATTTCCCTCCGTTTTTCTATCCGCGGTGGTTTTTGTTACCCCGCGATTGCGGTGTATTCGTTTCGTCCGTGCTTGATTTTAAATAGCTCAGTTGATGCTCTGCCGCTCATATCTACAACGACACCAAAAACCAAAACCGCCGAATATTGGCATTTAGCGCACTCTTTGTGCGCTGCCGTCGTCGTCGTATATCCTAGCGCGTCAATTTCAACGCGGCTCATCTTGGGGGCTTTCGCTTGTCCAATGCCTACGCCGTGAGACTCGCTTGGGCTATGGCATACATCGCACGCCGGGTTGAGGCAGTCTGCCGCCGCCATTGCTTTAAGTGCCTGCTTGGTTATTGTGTGCTTCATAACTTTCTCCGTTTGTTTTGTGAGCGCCGTTGCTCATGTATATTTTATACACGGAAAACGTATAAAATGGCAAGCATGTTATGAGAAAAAAGTACGAATGTGTAAAAACGCCCTATTTATGCGGGTTAGAAAGGTAGTCCGGTGCGTTGCATTGTGGTTTCCTTCGAGCCGTCGCCGGTTATCTTGTGCCCGTGTAGGATGGCGGAGCCGTCATCAATCGGCACGACTTGAATACTGATGTCGCCGTCTGATTCGTAGACAATGCCGAAACCCTGCTGCCAGTCTAAGAAGTCGCCACCGGCATGAGGGACACCGCCGTCGGTACGGCATAGGCAACCGGGCGACATTGCGGTAATGACCTCCGAGCCTTTCGGGGTTTGGATTTTCTTTTGTGCTAGCTCTAGCCGGTGGACGTGCCCGAAGATTACCGACGAGATAGCGTTCCGAAGGTAGGCGCTACACGTTTCGCCGGCGGGTCGTGCTTTGGTGCCGTGCTGGATTCGGATCTTGTCGTATAGCCAGTAAGCCGCACCGTAAGGTCCGTAGTACTCGATATCGAGAGAGTCAAGCGCGAGCAACGTTTCGATTGTAATCAGAGCGTCGCCGTTTAGCGTGTCAGCGGTACGCAGCCCGACGCCCTCGCATAGCTTGGCGGTCAATGCGTCTTGGACTCGTTTCTCGTGGTTGCCTTCCATGAACACGATCTTAGACTCAGGGCAAGAAAGGCGCAGAGGCACCAGGAGCGCCGCGTATAGCTCGCGCATCGTTGCGTTAGTGGTATAACGTAGGTCGGGCGTAACTTGCCAGCGTGTAGACCATGCCGCACCGTCGACCATATCGCCGAGTAAAATAATCTCGTCGGGTTGTAGCAGGTCGGCGGCTTGTAAAACGACATCGCAGGCGGCGCGGTCGTGTAGTGGCTCCCAGCGGTATCCGCCCGGCTGTGTGACATCTTCGATTCGTCGAAACCCGTGTTGACTGTCGGGGATGATTAGGGCGCAGCGTTTCGCCGGCTTCGTGGTGGTTCGCTTGCGCTTGTATTCGCGCATCGGTTGCAGCGGCTCGACAAAGAAGGCGGGTGCCCGCTCGAAGTACGCTTTGACCTGGTGCAGTTGCACGATGTCGGAATCTTTGCCGAGACCTTGCCAACTGTTTAATGTGTGCTTAATACATACCCAGGACGGACCAAGGTTCGCCGCCTGGATCAAATCTTTGAGGTTCTTGATGCCCTTTCCCGTGACAATGATTTGATCGCCGTCGCGCCGCACATCTACCTTCTCGCGCGGCTTCGGCTTCGGTTGTGGTGGCGATATTAATTCGTTTGATTTGCTCAGGTGATAGTGGACGGTAGATGGTGCAAGACCTAGCCGCTCGCCTACCCTTCGGATTGATTTTAGTTCTTGATACAGTGCTTTTACGTCTTCGGTCTTTATACTCACAGAGCCCCCGCAAGCGTTACCGCAAGCAGACTCCCGATCAAGAAAGAAGATGCCGCCACGGTGGGCAGCATCCACGCCGGGAGCGGCTCGGGCAACGTGTCGATTATTTCTTGCGCTGTCCTTAACTTAATATCTAAAGCCTGGATTTCTGCCGCCTTCGTCTTGCTGCAAAGATTTAAGTCGGCTCTAAGCTTTGGAATTTCCACGCGCCTACATTGTAAAGCGTTTTGCGTTGCTTCGATACTCCAGAGAAGACCGTCGCATTTTGCCGTTGCACCTTTGGGCAGTGGAACGATAGCCGCGCAGGTTTGGAAGAGTATAATTGCGCTAATCACTGCCGAACTCGTGGTTAGCCATATCCGCCAGGGCGTCAAGGCTTGCGCCGTGTATTTCGAGCGCCTCTTGCACCGCTTCGGCGTGCGCGTCGGCGTGCTCCGTTTCGGCGGTCTTTATTTTATCGGCTTTGATTTTATCGGCTACAGTTCCGACTGATTTGAGTATCTTAGGCGGAAGGCTTTTGCGCCGCTTAAAAAGAAGCGCAATGGCGGCAACGAGCAAGCCGGCGATCAATCCGGGTAGGTGCTCAATCACTTGGTCGATCTCGCAAAGAACTTTTAACCTTGGCGACAATCACCGAAGACAATGCAGCGCCGCAGACGCCCGCAATCGTTGATTCAGCAGTCTCGCCCAGATAGAACCCCCAGCAGCCGCCACAGGCTAGAGCCGCCAGTCTTATCGCGGATTTCTTCCAGTTGGTGGTCACCATCTTGATCAACGGCTTGAGGGCTTCCATTACTCCATAAGTCGCAACAGATGACAGCCCGCAGACCTTCAAAATCTCGGGTAAATTCTCGATATTCATTTTTTCTCACTATCAGAGGCAGCGGGAGCGGTTGCGGGTCGTTCATTTATTGTAATCCCTAAGTGCCTGGCTACGTCTTGCGTATGCCTGTTAATTTCTTGCATCTGCTTAACCATTGGCGAGGGCGTCGGCTTTTTTCTTGGGCTTGGGGCCATCATAAAGAAAACCGATGTTATCGCCGCGGTGAGTGTTGCAAGTTGCGCGTCCATTTCAGTTATTCCTTGTGGTAAATCTTCACACGCTCGGCAATCTTTGCCCAGGTGGTTTCGTTTGTATGTAATAGCTCGGAAAGTTTCTCATGGTCCGCTTTGAGTTGCGCGAGGTCTCGCTCGGCAGACTCTAGGCGAAACGTACCAGCAACCACGGCGAAGCCCAGAGCGAAGATGGCCATCGGGATGGCTCGTTCTCTGCTTCCGAGAATTGCATTTACTAGTTCCATTCTTTTACTCGCTCCAAAAACTAATCGACCGAATCAAAAGATTCGCGTCATGGTCGCCAAAGAAAAAGGCATCACGTCGAGACATTGCAGGAGTCGAGCAGGCTAGAAAGATGAGCCGCTCGTGCATTCCTTGACCCCGTGGCGGTGGTGCCGGTATGTCGATATGGCCATTATACCACGCAGTCGTCGAAGCTGGAACGCTTTGCGTCTCTCGTGATTGAATCCTGAACCCGTTTGGTTCCGTGTGGTTATGCTGGAAAAGTGACTCGGTGTCGCCGTATGCGACCGCGAACTCTTGAGCGCTTCCGCCGCTATTGTATGCAAGAGCCCACCAGTATATCCGAGTCGCTTGGTCCGTATGATTTAGCCGCACGATTTGACAATACGGGAACGGTTGAAGGTACGCGCTATCTGACTCCGGCGCACCAGACACGCCAGACATCGAGGCGAGAAGACGCTTGCGCTTTAGTAGCGTGTTGGCGGTTGTCATAAGCGTATACCCTAGCGCCGCGCTAATTGGTCGCCCGGTTGCGGTTGCATTGCTTCCGACGGGTATGATTGCGCCCTCGTCGCTCTTGGTTGTCGCAACGCTTGTCAGTGGCACCCATGACCCAGCTAGGCTTGAGCAGTAAGAAAACGAACTCGACGCCGAAGTCAAGAGCCCGCAGCGGATGCGAATATGGTCGTCGGTGAGCGTTAACCCCGTGATCGTCACGGTACCCATTTCGTCGCTACCGCTGTTTGAGAGCGTCGAATAGCTAGACGCGAGCAGACTGCCGGCTTCGTTGTAGACGTTAACAAGTAGACGCCCGTAGGATGACCCGAGTTGTGAATGCCGTCCTCGAAAAACTACTTTCAGAGAAGTGTGCGCGACGGATGGAACGGGCACACGGTGTCGAGTCATCTGCCCATTAGAGCCCGCGCCCTCGTGCTGGAATAAGTCCTCGCGATACCCTTGGTTAAATATGTTGAGCGAGCCGCTTGCGTGCGTACCGTTAAGGGTTTCACAGAGAGAATCGAAAAAGGTTTCGTCGGCATCGTTGCCGGCGTGTACGCTTGTCGGATTCGGCGGGTTTGTCAATGTGAGTGAATAAGCCATGCAAGTATTTTAGCAGATAGACGAAATTGATGATATGTGAGAAAATGACCCTATGCCGTACAAGTCAAAGAAAATCAACGCGCCAAAAATAAAGAAGTGGCGCAAGCTTCAGATGAGCGCACTCGGCGATCAAGCCGCACTTGCAATCGTGCAGCGAGTAAGCGCGAAGGGTCACGGGCTTGACGATAAACGACTTCCGAAGCATTCGGAAATCAGCCGAGGTAAAGAAAGCCTTGGAGCGTACTCAGAAGGACACGGCAAGCTACGAAGAGACGGCGGCAAATATAACGGCATTCGCATCGGTGGCGGGCTTCCGATTAACCGGGTCACGCTATCAGTTACCGGGCAGATGATGCGACAGTTTCGCAGGTACTCAACGGCAACAAGATTTAAAGCTCGAATTGGTGCGACTGGCGCGTCTAAGAAATACGCAAGATTCACGCACGCTCAACGCCCTTGGATTGGGCTAAGTAAGAGCAACCGCGCCACAGTGCGCCGGATGTTTAAAGTGTTATGGAGTCGGCTATGAGTTCAGTAATCCAAAACACGATTAACCACATCAAAAAAACCGTCGGCGCGATGCCTTCGAGCATCTTGACCAGCTTTCCCGAAATCCGGTCGGCGAACTTTGTGGACGTTGACAAGCTAGGCGGGGCGCGGCTAGAGCTTGAAGAGATGGTCGGACGTTCTCGGGTCTTTGAAATTACTATGGATGGGCTAGAGGCGAACGCGCTCCAGCTTGGGCAAGGTGTGTCAGAGGCTTTTGACATTACTTTAAATCTTCGGGTTCGTTATGATGCCGCAGGTTTAGCCGTTAGAGGCAGCGCACAAGCCGAAGCGGTTAAAGAACTTGCAATCATTAGCAAGGCAATCCAAGCGAGCAACTGGCCAAGCGTTACAGGGCTCGTGACCTTATCGACTGGAACGGGTAGAATAAGCACAGTAACATTAGCCGACGAGAGCGGCGCAACATTTAAAACTATTATTTCCGAGATTGCGGTAGCCGTCTCGATTGACATGTAAGGAGAATCACATGGCGGGTAAATCTACCGCGATCTACAGCGTAAAGGTTGCCCCGGCAACCGCAGAGGGTGGAAACCCTGATTTGAACTATCTTCCGAGCATCTCGGGCGAGACTTTTGTCGGTATGGCTACGACTACCGCGACGGTTGATTCGTTTGCAGGTACGGAAGCCTTTCACGAAGAGGAGCAGGGGCGAAGAACACCAGGCGAGAACGAGCTTTTGCCCGTTGGTGTTGTAGCTGGATCAAGCTCGTTTGGCGCTGATGCTGGCGACTTCATCCGCGCAATGTATGACAACGAAATCAGCCTTTCCGCACGATTTCGAAACTCAAACGGAACCGACCCAGGCGCAACGGCTTTCGGTCATATCCTGAACTCCTCCATGGGACTCTACTCTCCATCAGCAGCGAGCTACACCACCACCGGCGTCGGCGCTGATGGCGGCGAGTTTGTAGTTTCAGACGCTAACGCAACAGACATCAAAATCGGCGCACCGGTTCGGGTTTACTCAGAGCAGGCAACCGTGGCGACCTTCTTTCACGAGTACGCAATCGTGACCGGTAAGACTGACAACGGCGACGGGAATCACACCGTAACGGTACACCCTAAATTCGCTCACACCCCAGGCACGGCGGACACGATTCAAATGTGCTACGCATTTTACCCGGTAGTTGGAGACGGAGACACGACTCTCTCAAACGATTTACACGTTGTTTTTGATATGGGCGGCACTGGTAGTGCGGCGACAGTTCGGCGCATTGCAAGCGGTTGCAGAATGTCAGCGTTTGAGATTAGCAACGACAACGGAGCAGCATCGCTTTCGATGACGGTTAAGCCCATGGTCATGGTCAACGATGACGGCAACGCGTCAACCGTGGACACAGCAGAGCCAGCCGGGAAGCTATTGCAGCACCGACACGGCGCACGAGTAGACCTAGCCGCAGACCATAGCGCAGTAGCATCGGGCACGGCAGCAAGTACAGCGCGCGCATACTTGCCTACATTCGACCACAGTGTGAGCGTATCATTCGACACGGCACCAGGCACACCGGAGACTCGCGGTGTTATTCGTGGCGGCTCACATGAGATTCATAACGCTACGTGCTCGGTTTCTGTTACCACCGAGAACAGTGACGACCTGCAACGACTTATGACGAAAGGCGAGCGTCGCACGCTCATCCTTGGTTATGGTCCGGGCGGAACTGGTACAACTGGCAACGGCGGCGCGTTCATTATTAAGAACGCGGGGCGTGCAGACGGCGACGCCAATCCATCGGGCGGCGACGGTAATCGCATCCAGCAGGTAACCGCACTGCGAGCGGTTTCAAACTTCAATACCTACGCCGGCAGCGTGACGGGCGACGAGCTTAACCTCGCAACCGCTCCGTTTTTGCTAGTCCTCCCAAGGGCTTAATGCTAGCCTCCGGGCTATGCTAAAGAAACTCACCCTAACGAATGAGCCGGTTCGCCTTGTACTGATGGCGGACCCGGCGACATTTACCGCGCAGTTCAACGCGGCGCGCACTCTTATCGACGCAGAGCTTGACGAGCCAAACGACGGCGATTTTATGGGCGAGATTTTAACGCTCGTGAAGTCGGCAGTCGGAAACGACCAGGCACTCGACGCGCTGAAATCTGTCGAGGGTGCATTAACTAGCCTAGTCAATCAGAAGGTTAGACCGGCGCAGATGGGCAAGGCGCTTGAGCGGCTTAAGGAAACGATGAAGCGGCACGAGACACGCGAGGCGCTTGCTTTTGTGCGTGCTCAACTATCGACGCAGAAGTATCGAGAAACGAGCGACGTCGGCGAACTACTAGAAGGCAGCCCAGCAGACGCGGCACACGTAACGGTCCGAGCATTGACACCAGACGGGCGACGCAAAGCAGAGCGGGCAGCAGGTCAAAAGCCTAGACTCGGCGCACTCGTTGCGGGTCGTGCTTATGACGTAGCTAGAAAGGCAACCCGCGAAGGCGATGATAGCGGCAAAGCATATGCCGAGTATGTTGCGTTTTTACCAATCGAAGAACAAGAGGCGCTCGACGCTTTCGACGAATACAATACGCGAATAGACCGAGAGATTTGCCGGGCGGGAATGCTTGCCGTCGATGACTTCGACCTCGCTCCGGCTGATGGCGTTTACCCTGTCGAGGACTTTCTCAGCCAGTGCGTAGAAGGTGGCGACGTAATCACAGAAACGGCGCGGCATATTAGGAATATCAGCACCTTGGGAAAATCGGCGAACTCCTCGCCGTCCTTGGAGTCTGGCACAGACGAACAAGAGGACGCGGCACAACCTTAGCCGACGGCTGGCAGTGCTCGCAGTGTGTGCACGGCGGGCGGTCGATGCCTATACCCGGCGAGCTAGAGCGGCGCGGCGGCTGCTCGGGGCAATTTAAGCCCGACGTGCAATACGCAATCATTCGTAAATCTTGGTGCCCGTGGAACGCTAGCTTCATCGAAGACCCGCCGCGCGTTTCGCTTTCGGATATACTCGGGCAGGCGATGCCGTCCGACGTATTGCAAAGGTTCCACAGTGCACCCGACGAGATAGGCGAAATCGATTGGGTAGACGTTGACCGGTGCCCGATTCGCTTCGTTGATACACGTTCGCCAGAGTATGACGCAGGGTGGCTCGTTGAAGTTTTCGACGCCGTGAGCGTGCTTAATATGGGCGCACCGTCGCAATGGATTCCCGCGAACCCTTCCGGCGCTTTCCGAGATGCCTTAATAGTGTTAAAATCAGAACAAGACGCCGCCGCCGCACTGCGAGCCAAAAACGAAGAAGACTGGTGATTTAGATGGCACTGAATAAGATTTCAGAAGAAGTAATTGAGATTCGGGTCGATGGTGCCAAAGAAGCAGAGCAAGAAATCGACGGACTTAGCAAGGGGCTAAGGGATGTCGAGCAAAGTAGCAAGAAAGCCGACAAGTCAACCGCACAGGCTTCGCAGGGGTTCTCGAAGCTACAGGCAAGCATTACCACGGCAGGCGCAGCCGTCGCAGGCTTTCAGGCGGCGATGGCGGCAGCAGGCGCGGCGATGTCAGCAATCAAGGCGCCGGTTAACTTAGCGATTGAGTTTGAGACGCAGTTTAATCAAATCAAGACGCTCAACAGCGACATTGGCGACGACTTGCGAGACAAGCTGCTCGACTTAGCGAAGCGCGTGCCGCAGACCGCCGGCGATATCACTTCGGCGGCTTACCAAGCAATCAGCGCAGGGATAGACCCCGGTCAGGTTACCGAGTTTCTCGAAGCGGCGAGCAAGTCAGCCGTCGCCGCAGGTGGCTCGCTTACTGAGTCGGTCGAGCTATTGACGGCAGGCGTTAACGCATTCGGCAAGCAGGGCGAAACGGCTTCGAGTGTTGCGGATAAGCTATTCGCAACCGTCAAGCGAGGCGTGACAACCATTCCAGAATTGAACGCGGTCTTCGGTCGTGCAGCGGCTACCGCTTCGAGTTACGGCATAGGGCTCGACGAGGTGCTTGGCGCGATTGCCACACTGACAAAACAGGGTTTGCCGACTGCCGAGGCAGTGACACGGGTCAACGCTACGATTAAAGAGTTAAGCCGCGAAGGTGGCACGGCTGCGAAGGCACTTAAAAAACAAGGCGTGCAAGTCGGCGTTCTAGCTCTACAGCAAAAGGGGCTCGTCGGTGTACTTGAAGACGTAAACAGAGCGACAGGCGGACAGGCGGACCAACTCGCAAAGCTATCAGGCAGGGCAGAAGCGGTCGGCGGAATGCTCGGGTTGACCGGGCGCAACATGGAAGACTTCCGAAGCACCGTGCAAGGCGTCAACACTGACGTCGGCGCAAGCGGTGAGGCTTTTGACGTAGTTAGTCAAGGCACACAGGGCACGATTGACAGCTTCAACAGCTTAAAAGAAGGCGTGATGCGAGAGCTAGGCGAGCAGACGTTGCCCGCGCTGAACGAGCTTTTAAAATCTCTTTCCGTTGCGATGAATGGCTCCAGCAATGCGGCTAAGGCTTTCGGCAAAGGGTTAGCAAGTATCATCAAAATTGGAACGCTAGTCGTCAAGAATATCGACATGATTGCGGCGTCGATGTCGGTGGCGTTCACTGCAAAATACTTGCCGGTCTTCATTGCGCAGTTAGGCAAGATGCGTGCGGGTTTCGTGGCATTTAATGCGATAGTCGCAGCGTCTGGCTCTACAACCGGGGCGGCTTATGGCCGCTTGCTCGTCGGCGGAATCGCTAAAGTGCTTTCGGGTCCAATGTTAGCCGGAGCGGTGGCGCTCGCAGTCGCCGGGGCGGTCGGTCTTGCGATGGAAGGTGCAGAAGAAAAGGCACGCGAGGTTCGAGAGGCACAGCGAAAGGAGTTCGCGCAAGACTTGAAAGACTTCCTCGCGTCGGAAGGTATAAGAGGGGACGCCATCGAGAAGCGTTTGAAGGGACAAGCGCGGCTTGCAGCATCCGACCAGCTAAGAATAAAGGCAGCGCGTGAGGCTGATGCGGGCAATAGAGATCTAGCCGCGGGTATTGTCGCGTTGACTCAGAAGATTGATGACAACAAGACCGGCTCCATTGATCTTGAAGCTCTATATCTTGAAAACAGTGAAGCCGCTCAAGTGCTAATCAAGACACTCGACACAAAGTCGACCTCTTACGGTGAAATTATAGCACAGCAGAACGAAGCGATCATTTCAGCAAAAAACCTAGAACAACAAAACACGGCGCTTAGAGTCGGCTCCGCTCAACTGACAGCAGAGGAAAAAAAGGCTCAAGCAAATTTCCAGCAAAGTCAGTCCAAGGTGGCAGACTACGAAAACCAGCTAGACGCAGCGACAAAAAGCGTCATAAGAGCGAAGGCGGCATTAGCGCAACTAAACGCAAACCAGCAAGTGAATCTCCAGCTTTACGGCAAAACCCCATTTATTAAAGCGGAAGCAGACCTAAAAAAGTACAGCAACGCGGCAGAAGAGGCAAACAAGGGCATCGCGATATTTAGCGTTGAAGTCGTAAACAATGAGCGAGCACTAAATGAGGCATCCGCAGCAGTTGCGAACAATCAAGTGCAAATTGAAAACAATGAAAAGCAAATAGCGGCAGCCACAAAGCACTACAAAGAAAACCAGGCGGCTATTGACAAGACGGTGACAGCGTTAG